GACCTGCTCGTCGTTGATCAGCGCCTTGTTGAAGGCGTCGTCGAGGCGTCGGCCGAACTCGTCGTGGTCGAAGTTCTCGACCTCCTCGGTGAACGCCTTCTTGTACCGCTTCGCGCTGGCCGACCCGGCGTCGTCGAACGAGCCGTCAGCGTCGTCGAACCCTTCGCGCACCGACTCGGGGAGACCGGTGGCGTCGGCGAGCACACGCACATAGGCGGTGCCGATCGACTCACCACGAAGCGGCACGACTCACCCGCCGAACTGGGCGTAGGCAGCCGACCAGGAGTCGGCCTCCTGCTCCTCGGTGAACGCGGAGACCGACGTGGGGTCCTGGCCCGGAAGCGGGGCGTTGAGCACCATGTCGAACTCCTCTCGTTTCTCGTTGGTGAGGCCGTTCACGAAGAAGGCGTAGACGAAGTTCAGGAAGCGGTCCGCCGGGAGGCTGACGAGGTCGACTTGCGGGTACGCGGCGTCGACTTCTGCCCAGCGACTTTCTGCGAGCGCGAAAAGTCGGAGGGCTGCTTGGTAGGGCGGCCGCCCCACTCCTCCACCAGGTAGAAGACGATCGGCTCCACGTCGGCCAACCCGAACGGGTCGCGCCGGTCCATCAGCCGGCGGACGATGTACTCCTTCGACTCGTCGTCGAGCACGTCGGTGAAGAAGTCGATGATCCCGGCGATCTTGTCGCTGGTCGAGGAGCGCCGTCCCATGGTGTCGGCGATCAGGACGATCACCTGCCCGTCGCCGGGGTGGTAGGCGTGGCACACGACCTTGTCGAGCACTGCGTCGGTGTCGGGGTCCCGCTCCACGATCGTGAACGGGTAGGCGACCTCCTCCTCGTCCTCGACCCTGGCTCTGGCTACTGCTGTGTCGAACTCCATGTCCGTCCTTCCTGTTCGATCCGAGCATAGAGATTCAACACCGCCGATGTGAGTATCCGCGTGTTGGGGGGGTCGGGAGTTTGACCCGGGGTCAAAGTGTCAGGACACGAAGCCGGGGAACATCGGGTGCAGGGCACGGTGGGTGCGGGCCGTGGCGTTGTAGCCCGCGAGCATGAAGTTGTTCGGCCGCTGGCCCCGGACCCGCAGGTGCAGGCCGTTGCGGGAGTCCGACAGCCGCATCCACATGCCGGTGGTGTCGATGCCGACGTTGCCGACCAGCCGGGACTTCACCGCCGACTCGAAACCGGGGTGCCGGTAGATGTAGCCGGTTCCGCCTCCTGCGGTGCCGTGGATCACGTACGGGGTGTGCGGTGCGGTGGAGGAGACGACGGCGTCCAGCACCCGCAGGCTGGGGGCGTCCTGGTCGAAGTCCAGGGTGATCCCGGCCTTGAGGGCTCCGGTGCGCTCGGGCGCGTTGTGCACCGTGTTCTGGTAGAGCCGGTTGCCGACGCCGATCATCCACCGGTGGACCAGGCCGTTGCCGACGTACAGTCCCTCGTCGATCACCACGACACGCTCGAACTCGAGGACGATCACGGCAGCCACCCGGAGATCGGGATGATCCCGCCCAGCACCCCGCCCTCGGGGCCGAACGGCGTGTAGGTGCCGACCACGAAGTCCTTGGCGTTCAGCCACTCGCAGCAGTTGATGGCCTTCCGCATCGCCTGCTCGTCGGCCCACTGGAGACGGGCGGACTCGAGCTGGGTCTCGGCGTCCGGCATGGTGCCGTCCTCCTCCAGCGGGAAGCACCGGTACAGCCCGACCTCCAGGTCGAACCCGGTGCCGGTGGCACAGTTGCCGGGGGTCAGGTCGGTGACGCCCACCTCGCTGGCCGGGTAGGTGTTGACGAGCCGGACGTAGGCCAGGCCGTCGGCCTCGTCGCAGTGGCCGACGTCGGTGCTGACCCCGGCCCCGGCGATCACCCCGCACTGACAGGGTGGAGGGAGGCCGTCGGCGAGGATCTGCGCGCACAGGCAGGTGGCGAGCTTCTCCACCACAGCGCCGACCGGCGTCTCGGGGATCACGAAGTTGGTCACGGCGACCACACGGTGGTGCGCTGCATCCGGTGCTTGGGGTTCCACAGCGCGATGAAGGCGTCGACCTCCCTGATCCCTGTCTCTCCGTTCGGGAACGACCCGGCGGCCAGGGTGTAGGAGACGCCCTGGCGTACGACGGCGGTGACGGTGGCGGGCAGGTCGCACTTCTTCCCCGCGCAGGCGTTGGCGTACTGGAACGCCAGCTTCCCGGCCGCGTAGGCGGCGAGGCCGTCCGGGCGGGCCGAGTCGAAGTAGGCCACCTCGAAGGTCCCGGCTGCGGTGGAGGGCTGCGACAGGTCCTGGGTGAGCGGCCACTTGGTCGAGCCGAGGGCGTACAGCCAGCCCTTCTCGTAGCGCCAGTCGGTGCCCTCGACCAGCAGGGTGCCGTTGAGGTGGACGGTGTCGACGCCGTAGACGGGCGGCGGGATCTTGAGCGCCTTCGCCGGGTCGCCGTGGCCGCACGGACCGGGGCAGGCGCAGTTGGTCCAGGCCCCGTTCCAGTTCAGCGGGACGAAGCCGAGAGGCTGGCCGGTGACGGCTGTGGAGAGGAAGGGGCTGCACACGGTGGAGCAGGGGCGGATCTTCACCGCGCACCCGCCCACCCGGTAGGCGGTAAGACGGCGCAGCGTGTTCGAGGCCAGCGCGATGGCCCGGGTCTGGGTCGGCTCGTCGAAGTTGGCGTCCCACTCGTCACCCAGACAGGCCGGGTCGATCGGCCAGGGACAGCCGTCGGGCTCCGGGATGGTCACCGTCATGGGCTCACCTTCTCATGCCGGTGGCCTCGACCCTCGGAAGGACGTAGGAGGGTCGAGGCCACACCCTGGCCCCCCAGGGATCAGGCGTGGACGCCTGCCACCCAGGTGGTGCCGTTCCAGTTGATCTTCGACCCGTCTCGCATCAGCGCGTACTGGCCGGTGGTCCAGTTGGTCGCCGGAGAGGCCACCAGCGGCAGCGCGATCGCACCCGCCAGGTTCAGCGGGGCGTAGGAGTTGGTCGGGGTGAAGGTCGCCGGGATGCCGGCCACCGCAGTGGTCGCAGGCACACCGAGCTGGGCGGCACCGGCAGCGGCAGGCGGCGCCGTCGCGGTCTTCTCCAGGTGCAGGTGGTTCTTGGTGGAGAGGGCCACGTTGAGCGGGGAGTCGACGCCCGAGACGTTCTTGACCACGTTGTACGGGCCGACCCCCCAGTTGTTGCCGTCCTTGGTGACGGCGTTGTTGATGGTGAAGGTGATCGCGGCGTTCTCGATGGAGACGTCGCCCAGACTGCCGCCCCGCAGGAACGGGAGCAGGAAGTAGCCGTACTCCTGGACCCCGCCGACGCAGGCGTTGGACGGGACCGAGGACCACAGCTCGAGCGCGAAGCCCGACGTGGACAGGTCGACGTCGGAGTTCACGTCGACGCCGACCGGCGTGGTGCCGTCAGCGGCGTACACGACCGGCTGCCCGGTGACCAGGGTGTAGAGCTCCGGGTCGACCTGGCAGAAAGTGAGGGTGACCGTGAACCCGGTCGGGCGCGGTGCAGGCTCGTCGAGGATGCACTGCTTCCCGGCGGCGTTGGTGACGTCGATCGTCTCACCCTCGTCGGTGTTCGCCGCGAGAGCAGCGGTCGTGAACCCGTCAGAGGTGACGGAGTTCTTCGGGCCGAGCACCTTGTTGCCGCAGCCGTCGAGCCTGGTCACGCGCATGACCCGGCCGCGGACGAGTGAGTAAACGGTCATGGCTTGCTCCTACTTGGTCGACTTCTTGGCGGCGCGCTTGCGGGTCGTCTTGGGCTTGTCGTCGGACTGGGGCGACTGGGTGGCCTTCGCCTGCTCCTCGCGTGCCTTGTCGGCTGCGGCCTGGTCGGCCTCGGCCTGCTTCTGTGCCTGCTCGGCGACAGCCTCGGCGTCGTCGGAGTCCGCACCCTTGAGCTTCGCCTTCTTGGCGACCTCCTCGGGAACCCGGAACCCGCCGTCCTCGGGCTGGTTGTGAACCACGAAGGGCTCCAGGTCCAGCTCGTCGGCGGCACCCAGCAGGAGCGTCGCGGTCTCGGACGGCTTCTCGCCGTAGGGGACCAGAACCTCGTCAGCCATCACTGCACCTTCACTCTCACGGCTGCTGCGTAGCAGTCCACTGTTGCGATGTAGGCCCGCTCCAGCAGGGCGCGGAAGCGGTTCGAGTCCGTGGTCTCCACCAGGTCCATACCACCCTTGTGGATGATCTCGCTGGGGGCGACCGTGACCTCACCGGAAGCGTAGATCCACTGCTCGCCTGCGGCCGGTGCCGCGCCGGTGGGACCCTGGTTCGGGAACTCGTACCCGGCGTCGGCTGCGATCTTCGAACCGAGGCTCGAGACCAGCATGTTGCCCTGCATCTCGGCCTGGCCGTTGCGGGTCACCAGGGAGCCGATGGTCCGGCCCATGTGGATGGTCGGCTGCCCGGCGTAGTTGTTCATGGCGTGGCCCTCCAGGAGAGCCAGGCCCACGCCCGGGTCGACCGCGCCGGCGATCGGGATGATGTCGGTCGGCGCGGCCCAGTGACCGGCGGAGACCACGAACCGCTGGATCATCAGCGCCCGGGCGACCCCGACGGACTCGGTGGCGGTGAACGCCCGCTGCATCTGGCGGAAGGCGTCCTCGGCGTCGAAGCCCACCATCTTGCAGGTGACTCCGGCGTAGACGGCGAACTTGATCGCGTCCTGCCAGACCGGCCCGTCGTTGAACGACTTGATCACCGGGACGGTGGCGGTGTTGCTGGTGGGCGGTGCGACGTTGCCCGCACTGAACGCAGGCGTGCCGGTCCACACGTACGTGGTGACGGCACCCACCTGGACCAGGAAGGTCTCGGAGTTCGATGCGCCGTTGGTGACGTACACCTTGTAGCCGGTGGCCCCGGCGACCGCGTTCCAGTTCCAGGTCACCGTCGACGTGGAGCCGGTGGTGACCTGGGACTGCTCGCCGGACGCGACCGTCTCGCCACGGGTGTTGATCGCGGTGATCTTGGCGCGGTAGGTGCCCGCAGCCAGGGTGCCGCCGGTGGTGGCGGTGGCGGGTGCGGTCTGGGTGGGAGCGCCGAGGAAGTTCGGCGGGCAGGGGAGCACCGCCAGCGTGTCGACGCTCATGCAGTTGTAGGACGGGAACATGCCAGTGGTGTCCTGGCTGGAGAACCGTCCCTCGATCGTCGAGGCGACGTCGAGCAGCGTGCCCTTGACGGGTGCCGGCTCCGGGGACGTGAACAGTCCCGGTGCGACCTCCAGGCTGCTGGTCGTCATCTGCCACCTCCTTCGGTGAGAGTGCCCTGGGAGCAGGCCGTGGCGTCACCGGCTCCCAGGGTCAGGCTCACAGGCTGGCGGCGCCGGTCTTGCCGGTGAACGCGGCGGTGACCGGGATGGTGACTCGACGGACCTCGTAGCACATCTTGGCCAGCAGCAGGCCCTGCTCGAAGAACAGGCCGGTGTAGATGTTGGTGGCCAGCGAGGCGGCGTCGTAGACGGCCGACAGGTTGATGACGTTCGAGACGCCCTTGACGATCGTGCCCGCCGGGTAGATCAGCGCCTCCAGGGTGGCGGGCCAGGTCAGCTCGGTCCCGGCCAGCTCCTGCCATCCGTAGATGAACTGGACGTTGAAGTGGCGCACCGTGAAGTGGGCCATGATCTCGGCGTCGGACACGGCCTCGGGCGGACGGCCGTTGCGGAGACCCAGCTCGTTGCGGACCACCGACTTGGCCCACACCGGCAGCACGACCTCCAGGGTCGCGGTGGCGCCGAGGCGGTACTTCTGCCGGATGATCTCGGCCTGGATGTCGAGGGTGTTGAGCAGCTCGCCGGTCAGGGACGCGAAGTCCGGGGTCGGGTCGAGCGCGGCACCGGCGATGGTGAGCAGGCGGGTGATGACACTCGCGTTCACCTTGTACTGGTGGGCGATCATCGACCCGGACATGATCCGCTGGACCACCTCCGGGTAGCCGACCTCGAGCAGGATCGGGACCTTGATGCAGAGGCCGATCGCGTCCAGGCGCTCGTCGACGAACGTCGGGCACGGCACCTCGTAGCAGGTCTTCGTGGTTCCGGCGATCGCCTGGGCCTCCGTCTGGAGGAAGCCGACACCGGCGAAGATGGTGGCGAAGTCGATGCCGGTGGTGTGCTTGAAGCCACCACGGTTCACCTGGACCTCGGGCACCGAGAGGATGCCGTCGACCACCTCACCGCCACACAGGTCGTAGAGGGTCTCCGACGGGGCGCACCAGCCGTTGGCGGCGGTCAGCGAGTTGCCCTCCAGGCGGGTCTCGTCGATCGCGTGCTGGAGGATGCCGTCGATGGCCTCCTCGTCCATGCCTCGGTTGACCTGGAACTCGGTCGGGTACTCGACGGCGATGTTCGCCACCGGGTACATGCGCAGGTCCTCGGTCTCGCCGTCACCGTTCGGCTCGCTGAAACCCTTGAGGCGGTGGATCACGGCCTGGCCGACCTGGCCCAGGTCCAGCTCGGAGCCGGTGGCGAAGTTGGTGTCGGCGGCTGCGGTGATGGTGACCATGTTCTTCTCGGTCTGCGGCACCACCGGGCGGTTGCCGGCGAGCGTGACGGTGGCCTTGGCGCGGGTCTTGGTGGCGACGGCGGCGGCGACCTTCTTGGCGGGCTTGGCCTCCGGCTCCGGCTCGACTGCGGCCTCGACCTCCGGCTCACCCTCCTCCTCGGTCTCCTCGGCGGATGCCTCGACCTCGGGCTCCTCGTCCGGGTCCTCCTCCTCGTCGCCCTCCGACTCGGGGGCGTCCAGGGAGAGCTCGGCCAGCGCGGCGGTCTCCTCCTCGGTGGCGGGCTCCGCACCCTCCAGCGCGTCCTTCACCTGCTCGATCTCCTGGAACTCGGCGGCGAGGGTCTGTGCCTCCGCGATCTCTGCGCGGGTGGGCGTCTTGAGCGCCTTGATCTCGTTGAAGCGGGTCCGCTTCTCGTCGGCCAGCGCGATCAGCTCGTCGAGGCTGAGAGTGGTGAGGTCCATCGTGGTCTCCTGTGACGTTTCGAAGAAAGGTGGCGCGCTTCGCGCTGCCAGGTCACTGGGTTCCAAGACCACTCGGACGATGCTGGGACAGACCCTACAACCGCAGGACCCCTCTGACTACGGAACCCTCGGATTCCCGGCGTGTCTCAGCCGAGCCAGTGGTGCACGGCGACCACCACGACGCCGCCTGCCGGGTCGATCGCGGCGACGGTCGTGTTGGTGGCGCGGATGGTCACGGTGTTGGCCGAGCCGATGGACCCGGTGAGGATGATCCCGTTCGGCGGGAAGGTGGTCGACAGGGGGTAGACGGTGACCGTGTCCCCCTGCACAGCGCCCGGAACGGTGATGGTGAGGTTCTGCACGCCACCACTGGCCGCGATCGACGGGAAGTCGAGGGTCGCCGACGCCTGGTACACGATCCCCATCGAGGAGAACTGGGCCGCGCCGTTGAGGATCACGTTGTTGGTGGCGGCGCCGTCGTGGGTGTTGTTCTGGGCTCGGCCCTGCACGGCACCGGCGCTGGCCTCGGTGACGGAGATCGGCGGGTTGGTGGTGTACCGGACGAAGGAGTTGTTGGTGACCGAGACGGAGACGCCACGGGTCAACGCGACCGCCTTGGTCTTCGCGGTCGCACCGTTGTCGATGTAGCAGCCGTCGATGATGACGCCGGTGTTGGACGCGGTGTCGCCGATGATGAAGTCAGCGGTGCCGCTGTTGGTCTCCAGGTAGCAGCCGTAGAAGTTGGTGTTGAACGCGCCGTTGACCTTCACCCCGAACGTGGAGTTGCCCTCGATGCAGGTCCCGTAGAACGAGTTGGCCCCACACTGGCCGTTGACCTCGACGCCACCCCCGGCGTTCGACTGGATCTCACCGCCATGGAACAGGACGGCGGCGACGAAGGCTGTCCCCAGGATCGGGTCGACGTGCATGTAGACGCCCCGGCCGGTGCACTCGCGGAAGTAGGAGCCGACGACGGTGCCGATGTACGACCCGGCGATCTCGAGGCCGTCGCCGGTCGACCCCTTCACGTCGATGTTGTCGATGGTGAACCGCGCCACCCCGAAGGCTGCGCCGCCACCCTTGAGGTACAGGGCTGGCCCGGCGGTGCCGGTGCGGTTGATCCGCAGGTCGCGCAGCGTGGTGCGGAAGCGGTGGGCTGCGCTGCCGTCGACCAGGAGCCCGGCACCCACGAAGTTCAGGACCGTGTTCGCACCGTCCCCGATGACGGTGGCGTAGTCCCAGTCGAGCACCAGGTTGGAGGTCATCTTGTAGGTGCCGGCCGGGAAGTAGAGGGTACGTCCGGCGGCCTTCGCTGCGGTGACGGCGGCCTGGATGGCAGTGGTGTCGTCGGTGGTGCCGTTGCCGGTAGCGCCGTACGCCGGGTTGCGCACGTTGACGGTCAGCGACGAGGTGGGCGGGAAGGTGGTCGACAGGTAGCTCTGCTCCAGCGTCCCGGCCTTGCTGATCGCGGGAGTCCAGAAGGTCAGCTCGGTGGCGTCGAACGCGGGTCGGGAGGTGCGGGTGGCGTTGGAGACGATGGTGCTGCCGTCCGGGTGGATCACGACCTGGCCGGTGGTGTACGACGTGCTCGGCTGCCACATCAGAGTGGTGGACAGGTCGCCCAGGCTGTACGGCAGCGAGTTCCAGGTGGACGAGCCGTTCCCGACCTTGCCCTTCCGGGTGTCGGTCTCCCACCCCGGCTCCCCGATGGAGAGGATCGGGTTCCCTGCGGTCCACTCGGCGGCGGTGCCACGGCGGAACCGGACTGTCGACAGCGGCATCGTGGCTCCTAGGGCAGCAGGCCGTAGGCGACGAGCCTGGCCTTCATGTCGGCGAACGCGGTCCGCAGCCCGTTGATGGTGGCGATGGCCGCGTCCCGGTTGGCAGCAGTGTCCCACCCTCCAGCCGCAGTGCCAGTACCTCCTGCCGGTGCGGCGGCGGGGGTGGCGCTGATCGCTGCCGCCTTGGCGATCGGGGTGGTGCCGTAGAAGCCGATCTGGTCGCCGTTGTGCTGGAACCTGGCGACCTGGAGGTTGCCTGCCACGGCTGTCTGGACGAAGGCGTCGGTGACGGTGATCCCGAAGAAGTCCGCCTTGTAGGTGTTGGTGGCGGAGTTCTTGGTGGCGTCGATGATCGTCAGGTAGCGGGTGTTGCCGGTGCCCCGGATCAGGTTCGTGACGTTGGCGACGGCGGTCGGGCCGGACGCGCCGATCACCACACCCCGGGCGTTGTCGAACAGGATGCCGTCGGTGCAGTTCTCGATGTGGGCGCCGATGATCGTGGCCTCGCCGGTGGCCACCGAGATGCCGACGGTGAGGAGCCCCTGCACGCCGACGGTGGGCTTGTTGATGATCTGCGACCCGGCGCAGTGCAGCAGGATCCCGGTGGTGGCCCCGGTCGACGACGGGTAGACCTCGACGTTGTCGATGGTGAAGTTGGCCGCACCGGTGTCGAAGTGGATGCCGGTGGCCTTGAAGTTGGAGATGGCCACCAGCATCAGGCCGCACATCTCCTGACCCTGGAACGAGTAGACGCCCACCGAGCCGGTCACGTTGTTGCAGTCCAGGGACATCCGCTCGAGGCGGGACGCGAACGACAGCCCGGCAGCAGGGCCGAGCCGGATCAGGGCGGTGGAGGTGGGGAACCCGGTGCCCGCCTTGATCAGCGTGGCCGACCTGTTCACCCCGCGCAGGGTCACCTTGTTGGGGACCTCCATCAGGTTGGAGATCAGGTAGGTGCCGGGCCGCAGTTGCAGGGTGCCGCCACCACCGGCCCCGAGCAGGGTGAGCAGAGCCTGGAGGTACGCCAGGTCGTCGCCGCCGGACGGGGCGGCGGCTGTGACGATCGCGCCGGAGTCGCCGAGCGAGTAGGGCAGGGAGTTCCAGGTGGTGGACCCGTCACCCACCTTGCCCTTGAGCGTGTCGGTCTCCCAGCCGGGCTCGCCGATCGCCAGGATCGGGTTCTGCGCCGTCCAGGTCGCGGCTGTACCTCGGCGCAGGCGCACCGTTGACAGGGGCATCGGCCCTCACTTCTGTCGAGTGGTGATGGTGCCGCCGCCGGCGCGGATCTTCGCCACCTGGGCCTCGATCTCCTTCGAGTACACCTTGGTCTGGCCGTTGGGAGCAGTGAACACGTACTCGGTGGTGCTGCTCTGACCGCATCCGCAACCCATCAGACCTCCTCGAAGACGTGGGCCAGTTCCTCGATCGTCCGGCGACGCTCCTCACGGTCCTCGATGGCGGCGGCGACAGCCTCGGCCAGCTCGGTGATCGGAGAGTCGGAGTCGACCTCGGACGTAGTGAGGCTGGCGACCAGGGACACCTGGACGCCGTTGTCGATCCCGACCCGGCGGACCGGGAGTCCGGGAGCGTTGACGCTGAGCACCCCGATCATGTCCATCTCGCCGGTGTTCGGGTTGCGCCGCCAGTCGCCGCTGGGCGGGTGGGCGCGGAGCTCGTACTTCTTCTCGTCGCTGATCCAGGGACGGACCCAGCCGTTGATCCAGACGCCGATGTCGTCGTCGCCGCACACCACGTCGGCGACCGCGTTGCCGGTGTCGTCGTAGTGGGAGAGGGCGGCGCGGAGGCCGAGCCGCCGCCCGGCGTGCTTGGTGGCCAGGGTGACCACACCGGTGGCGACCGGACCCTCGTCGGTGACCACCTCACCCATCCGGTAGTAGGCGTAGCCGTTGGTGGACGGGTGGACCTGGATGCACTGGCCGGGCTCGGTGAAGGACATGTGGCAGACCGAGAAGTCGGCGACGTGACCGAAGATGTGCCCGTCCTCGGTGATCGTGATCGGGGTCGGCTCGGTGAGGCCGGGGTCGCGGAACCACTCCGCAGGCGGGGTGACGGTGTCGGCGGAGGCGACCAGGCTGATCGCCGGAGCCTGCTCACCTTCGGGCGTAGCCAGCGCGTGGCCACGCTCGGCCGGTGCGTCACCAGGCCAGAAGCCGGTGGCGTCGTGGTGCCACTGGGCGCAGATCTGGTTGATGAACCGGAGCTTCTCCGGAGAGTTCTCCCCGATCTCCTGGCCCACCTCGACCCGGCAGCGGTTGAAGTCGCCGTCGGTGCCCCAGCCGACCTTCTCGTAGCCGGGCTGGCCGGGGACGGTCCAGTAGTCGTGGATGCGCTTGGTGTCGGCGGGGTTGGTGATCCAGCCGGGGCCACGCCCGAAGGACTCCGGGTCGATGCCGAGTTCCAGCGGCTTGTCCTCGGCGGCGGCGGCGTGCTCGTCGCACCACAGGCCGAACCACATGGGGTCGTCGGTGGAGACGGCCTTGGTGGGCGGGTTCTTGCAGCCCTCGTGCAGGCAGATCGAGTCCTCGGGGACGTCGGTCAGTTCCTCGATGGAGAGGACCACCGTGTTCTCGAAGGCGAGTCCCTCGGGCGGGTCCTCACCGAGCGTGGAGTACGCCGAGCGCAGGGCACGGCGGGCAGCGGCCACCTTGTCGGACGGGGCGTCGACCTGGTTGACCCGGCCTGCGGCGGCGTGGACACCGGCGCGGGACAGGGCGCCGTCGGGCTCCTTGATGGGCAGCTTGTGGGAGGACTTGTTCAGGGAGTCGTCGAGGTGGAGGACGCAGGACCGCTTCCACTGCTCGGGGGTGAACCGGGAGGCGGAGCCGTCCCACGACTTGTCGCTGATCGCGGCGCTGACCGTCAGGTTCCCCAGCGTCCCCAGGTCCACGGTGACGGTGCCGGGGTAGGTGAAGACCTGAGTTTGACCAGTGGTCAAAGTGCCAGCCTGCTCCTCGATGGAGGCGGCCAGGGACTCCTCGGCGGGCTGGTAGTCCGGGTCGGTTCCGAGCCGGATGTACGCCTGCGCGAACGCCGGGATCTGCACCATCGCCGCCGAGCAGATGCGGGCCATCGTGAAGACGATCCCGTCCTCCTCCTCGTCGAGGTCGAAGTCGGCGGCGTCCGCGTCGACGGAGACACCGAACTTGCCGAAGTGGGCGAGCAGCCCGACAGCCTCGTCGGCCTCCTCGGTCTCCAGCATCACGCCGCCGGCGTGCATCATGTTGCCGCGCTTCTCCAGCCAGTCGATCGACCCGACGGTGACCGAGCCCTTGTGCCCCTCGTCGGAGACCTTCTGGTAGGTCAGCGGCAGCGGCAGGTCGCGGTTGGACAGCGCCCCCTCGGCGAACATGCGCTTGTCGCCGGACCACACGCCTTCGGGCGCGAGCACGCCGTGCCAGGGGATCAGGCCGGTGGGGTCGACCCGGCTGGCCGGTGCCTCGGTAGTCGTCTCACTCATCTCGGGTGCTCCTCGTTCCAGACCAGCCTCAGTATCCACCGAAGCGGCCCCGATGTCGGTGACCGGCACTGCGGCGAGTGTGCAGCGGCAGTTCACCCACTCCTTCATGGGTGCGGTCGAGTCTCCGGGGTAGCGGAGTTCTGCGGTGCCGACCCGGAACTTGTCTCCGGGCTTGATCCGCTGACCGTCGGCCTGACGGTGGGTGTGGCGGACCTTGCTGTCGTGCATGGAGATCCACTCCAACTCGAAGGTCTCCTCGCCCTGCACGGCAGCGGCGATGGTGGCGGCGGACAGGATCTCCGCTGCCACCCAGGTGGCGACCAGGGTGTGGCTGTACTCGTCGACGCGCTTGGTCTTGGTCAGGGCGTGGGTGAGGTCGAGGGCCAGCCGTGCCCAGGCGGGTGCCGCCTTGCCGGGGTCGCCTCCGTCGTCACGGACGACGCTGTCGAACAGCGGCTTGGCGGCGTCGACCACGGTGCGCCACCAGGTGTCGGCGCCGTCCTGCTTGCGGTCCAGCGCCCGGCCGACCACCGGCTCCAGGGCGGCGATCAGGTCGTCCTGGGCCTTGCGTCGCTTCGCGGCGAACTGGATCCGGTCGAACATCAGGTCACCGTGGCGAGCCACTTGGCGAGAGCGTCGCGGGTGTGGGGCTTGCCGGAGGTGAGCAGGCCCATCGTGTAGGAGTGCAGGGTCTTGACGGTGGACTCACAGTCTGGCGCGATGCCGTCCAGCACGAGCGGGGCGCAGGGCCAGGCGTCGACCAGGGCCTCCGTGGCCTGGCTGGGGGTCAGCGACATCATCGTGTGGGTCTCGTACGACGGCACCCCAGGCGGCTTCGTCCCGGCCTGGCGCAACCGGTTCCCTGCTCTCTCGAGCGCGCGGAGCACCAGGCCCTCGGACCCGGCGAGCAGGGCGGCGGCACGGTCCGGCAGGTCCCGGTTCGGGTGGTCCTCCAGTGATGGCGGTGGGCGGGACTCGTTGATGTCCGGCGGCATCGGCAGGGTCGGCACGGCGGCGGGACCCAGGTCGACACCGAGCGCACGCAGGGCCTCGTTCACCATCTCCGGTGTCGCGGAGCCGGAGGCCACCTTGACCGTCAGCCACATCTGGCGCTCGTCGGGCTTCATCGCCTCGGACACATCGAAGCCGTTCTCGCGCAGCACCACCTCACCGGAGACCAGGCCCCGGTCGTAGAGCTCCATCGCCTCGGCGGAGCGGTCGGGCCGCAGCCGCAGGTCGGAGGTGTCGTAGCGAATGGTGGCCACCGGGTCCTCGGTGACCGGCCGCAGGTAGTAGATGGCGATGGCAGAGACCAGCACGTCGAGCATCGGCTCGACGTGCATCTTGATGGTGTCCTCGTCGATCTGCCAGGCACCCCAGTGGGAGACGCCGGTGCCCTGTCCGCCGCCGGTGCCGAGGTTCGAGGACATCCCCAGCACCCGCTCGGGAGGCAGGTCCATGCCGAGCGCGAACCGCTGGATCGCCTCCTGCCGGAGCCCCTTCGCCTCGGTGTCCAGCTCGGACCAGAACTTGATCCACTCCTGCTTGCCGATGTGCTCGCCGGGGGCGGTCATCACGATCGGGATCTTCGCCGCCGGGTTCGACGGGTCCTCGATCGGCTTGAGCATGTTGTCGGCCAGCAGCGTCATCAGCTTGTCGGCCTTGTTCCGCTCGGCGTTCTCCTCGCCGTCCAGGTCCGGAGGCTCCGGGAAGTCGATCTCCTCGGGGACCATCCAGACGCCGGCCCCGGCGAGCCGCGACGAGCACTGCGCGAACACGTACCGGGTGAGCCACTCGATCTCCTCCAGGATCGGGAGGAGTGACCGGAACGGAGAGTCGGCCTGGATGGACTCCTGCGGGTCGGGCGTCCAGATCCGGATCACCACGTCGTCGTCGACCAGGGGGATGTTCGGCTGCCCGCCGCCCTGGACGATCCACCACTTGCCGCCCTTGCCCATCGGCAGGCCGTTGGTGCGGGTCTCCAGCACCGAGCGGATCTCCCAGATCGGGTCGGTCTCCCCTTGTGGTGTGCGGCCGATCAGGAAGCACTCACCGGCGATGGTGAGGTGGACGCCGACCGCGGCGTTCATGGACTCTTGGCCCTCACAGCCGTTGAACAGCTCGTCGAGGGCGTCGACCGCCGGGCCGCTGGTCAGTTTCGGTGACCGCTTGTCGCGGGGGTCGGCGGGAATATAGAGGTCGGCCTTGGAGAGCGCGTGGCCGAAGAACTGGGCGGCGAACCTGGCCTCACCGCAGATGCGGTAGTGGCGGTACGCCTCGGCCTGCCAGGTGTTCGGGGAGTTGTTGTAGATGCGCGCCGTCTTGGCGTCGAACCGGGTCGCCGATGCGACGAGTGAGCGGGTGGGGAGCGGCACTACTGGTGCCAGCTCCCTCTGACGACGGGGCATCCAAGGCTCCTGTTAGGTCTGCTACTAGGACGGAGTGTGGCACAGGCTCAGGTGCAGACACGGCAGGAGCAGTCGACGACACACTGGTACGTGTCGTTCCACGCCTCCCCGTCGCACTTCTCGTGGTTCCCCCGGACGCACTCCTCGCAGGGGACTTCGACGCCCATTACTCAGGCTGGTCGTAGGCGACGACGATGGCGGCCAGGTAGGAGCAGGCCCACCAGGCGTTGGGGACCAGCCACCAGATCAGGAACCCGTTGGTGCTGGTGTTGTTGTAGACCAGGAGGAACCAGGCGATCTGTCCGGCCATCAGGTACGGGGCCACACAGAAGGGGCAGACCACCAGTTCGGCCCAGCCTTTCAGCTTCGCCGCGATCCTGGGACGCGCCCACTCCATCGGAGGCCAGGTGTCGTGGGTGATCAGGCGGGCTGTCCGCGCCACCGAGAGCACGCCGATGATCACCCACACCACCGGGTGCAACAGGAAGTCCATCTCTCTCCTCTACTTTGACCAGTGGTCAAACTACCCGCAGGTGGCGGGGCACCGGCGTACGACGCACCAGGCGAGCCGGACTCGAGACCTGTGCCACACCATGGCCGTTGACCAGGGCGGTGGACCCATGGACGAGGGCGTCGACACGGTTCGGGGACGGACCCTCCCCGGGAACCCAGGAGGTCTGCTCGTCCTCCAGGTCGTGCAGGTCCCCACGCTCTCCGACGTGGACGACCCGGTGCTGCTCGTAGCGGGCCACCACAGGCTCGGCGCGGATCTTCTTGCCGTGCCGGGAGTTGACGAGCTGTATGCGGGCGTCGAGGTCCTTCGGCTTCGTGGTCTCCAGGACGTGCTTGACCATGTTGCCGCCATAGTTCTTCTCGGCGACGATCGCGTCGACGGAGTAGTCGGAGACGGCCTGCCACACCCGCTTGCCCCACACGTCGGGGGTGAACTTGCCGGTCAGGTCGGCGAGCACGAACTCCAGGTCGTCCTTGCGTCCCATCACCACGATGCCGGTGTCGTCGGCACGGGCGTCGGTGGATCCGGCGGGGTCGACGGAGACCACGATCCGATCCAGGACGGGGGCGTCCTTGGCGTAGGTGAACAGCCCGTAGTTCCACAGCGCGCCCTCGACGTCCTCCAGCACCTCGCCGTAGATCTCCTGGGCTCCGAGCCGGGTGCCCTCGTGCTTGCCGATCACGTTGCGCTTGAACGACTCGGCCAGGTTCTGGGCGTTGAAGTAGGAGGAGACGCGGTGGACGATCGTGATCTCCTCCTTGACCCGGGCCTTCATCCAGGGGGTGGGCTTCGGGGTGGAGGTTGCGACCACCTTCGGGTCGCGGCCGTGGGCGTCCTTGATCCGCAGGCCGAACTCCATCATCGACCAGACCTCGTCGACCAGCGGGTAGTGGGCGGGCTCGTCGGCCCACACGAAGCCAGACTCGGGGCCACGCAGACGGTCGGGCTCCTCGGCGGAGAACCCTTGGGCGACGCACCCGTTAGGCCAGGTGAGCCGCTTCCGGGACGGCTCCCACACGGGGCGGGAGCCGGGCTTGGCGGTCGCTAGCAGGCCGGACCGGCCCTCGACCATGGTCTCCCTCAGGTCGGGGCCGGTGGCGGCGATCAGCGTGATGCGTGGGGTGATCAGGGTGGCCTTGTGGGTGGTCTCCGACCCGGCCCTGGTCTTGCCGGAGCCGCGCCCACCGGACATCAGCCAGTTCTGCCAGGGCAGCGGCCAGCGCGGGGGACGCTGGTCGACGCGGGCGTGCTCCCACAGCCAGTCGTCGAGCGCCTCACCGTCCACACCGCAGGTGATGCAGCCCCAGCGGCCGGCGGGCGTGGTCTCCCAGATGTGGCCGTTGGGGGCACCGCACTTGCGGCGGGACCGGGGGTTCGCCTTGACGTGGGCGTGCCCGTTGCAGAGGGAGTCAGGACAGAAGAACGGACGCCAGGCTTGGTTCTCGGCCTGACGGAGCGCCTCTAGAGCCTTGGCCTGGTACTCGGGCTTCCACTGCTTGTAGGCGTCGATCGCAGGGTCATGCAGATCACGCGGTGTCGAGACAGGCACTTTCCGCACCACCATCCACCGTGAAGGCGGGTCGCCACGGAGCCGGAGGGCAGCCAGGAACCGCACCCCCCGGCGCACTTGACGCTCCAGCGCACCTTGCCCATGACCTAACAATACCCACTTGTCTCACCTCGGTCACCGGACTTCCTCGTAGGTGTTCGCCGGGCCGACCATCTTGTGGTCGTTGAACTCCCCCACGGTTGGCCGGGTCGGTGGCAGCCGGGAGAGCATCTCGTCGAGGTCCTCGCCCAGGTCCTTGGCAAGCCGCTCGCAGACAGCGATCTGGATGTAGCGGGTGATCGACGGGGTGCCGGTGACCGAGCAGGCGTCGAAGCACATCGACGGCATCTCCGCCGACGTGAGGAACTGCATCTTGGTGCGTCCCTCACCCAGCCTGAACGGCATCCTCGACTACCTCACCCTCGACGATGTCGAACTCGGCCATGTCCGGCATCTGCGCGGCGACCACGCGGGAGACCCACTCGTCGATCTGCTTCTGCTCCGGGGAGGTGACGGTGACCTCCATCGGTGCGTCCAGACCCCACAGCTTGCGGTAGTCGGCGATGATCTCGCGGGCTCGGCCGACAGCGGCCAGGTGCTCCGGGTGGTCGCCGTCGGTGGCCTTCGGGTACACCGAGCGGAGCATCGTGTCGAGCCGCCCGGCCACCAGCAGACGCAGGTGGTCCTTGTCCATCGCCGTCAGCCGCTTCTCCAGCATCAGCTCGACGGCGACCTTGGCGGCTCGTGGCGTCGGATAGCCGCAGGTGCGGGCGATGTCCTTCCAGTTCGCACCTGCCATCGCCAGCGACAGGGCGGCGTTGGACTTGCGCTGACGGGCGCGGGTGATCTCCTTGGAGCCGTGGCCGGAGGTGTCGACCACCCCGGTCGGGTCGCTGGAGTCCTGTGCCTGCATGGGGCTGAGGTTACAGCGCCCCGGCCAGGCGGAGCAGCAACTCGAACCTGTCCGTGTCGGTCTCGGCCTCCCGCGTGGCGTGCCGGAACGCCTTCATCATCTGCGGGGAGACCCGCAGGGTGAGGGTGGGCCAGTCGGCCCGCTCGAAGGTGGGACGCATCTCGGCGAGAGCCTCCAGCGCCTCCATGTGGTGCTCGTCGACGCCGGTTCCCCGGAGCTGGTCGCGGGTGGCGATCTCCACCAGCGTGTCCAGCAGCATCGCGTTGTCGGGCTTGGCGTTGCGGGCGATCACGTTGAGCGCCACCATCAGCTTCTTCGCGGTCAGGTCGTCGACGTCGAGGGGCAGCAGCGGGGCCACCTCGGCGTCGTGTTCGAGGAGCGAGTACCAGGTGTGGGTGCCCGCGATGATGTACCCGGTGGACACCTGGTACTTGATGACCTCGCACATGCCGTTCTCGTCGATGGACTCACCGATCGCCTCGACGTCGCCGTTGTTGTAGTTCTCCGGGTGCGGGGTGACGGAGTCGATGGGTGCCAGGAACGGCTCGAGCGCAGGGTGGAACCGGACCCGCCCGGAGACGATCACGGGTGTGCAGTCGTGTACGGCGGGTGGTCACTGGGCCGCTGGTCCCAGGCTCGTGCCGCCAGGTCCCGGACGTGTGCGTTGAAGTGGGCGAGCACCTCGGAGTCCGGCTCACCACCGGCGTGGACGTAGGCGTTGAGCAGGTCATGGACGGCGGTGTGGGAGTTCGGGCACAGCCACACCAGGTTGGCCTCGACGGTCGGCCCACCCCAGGACACCGGGAGGACGTGGTGATGGTTGGGGACGTACGCCCTGGGCGAGTGGTACGAGACGCACTCGCAGGTGTGCTCCCGGTGGTAGGCGACGATCGAGGTCATCGCACGAACAGCACCGCGTCGCCGCCCTGGGCGAGCAGCGTGCCGAAGTCGGCCCAGTACATGTAGAACCTGCCGCCGATCCCCCAGGCTTCACTCCAGGAGTTGGTGAACCGCAGCCACTTGTGGGTGATGTTCACCCCGTCCAGGCAGATCTCGTGGCCCCCGGCCTCCCCGCCGGTGGGCCGCACGATCCCGTTCGGCTCGGGGTAGAACATGTCGTTCATCCAGGGGACGCCGACGATCAGCGGGCCGAGCATCAGCGTGGACAGGACGTGGTCGAGGCCGAAGGCGTGCTGGTAGGCGGTGATCCGTCCCTCCCGCTGGACGACCTTCGCCACCGAGAGCCCATCGGACCCGGTGTCGGTGGGCGGGTAGCGCCCGGTGAACGGGTCGATGGTGGTGGCGGTGGAGTAGATCCGGACGGCGTCGGTCTCGGTGAGCATCGGCGCACCGGTGGCGTGGAACGGGACGTGGTTGAGGCACCCGGCGGCGGCGTTGCCGGTGCAGGACCCCAGGTTGCCCTGGTCGAGCACGTCGCCGTACCGCCGCCAGTACTTGGTCTTCACCGGCAGGTCGGCCCTGGCCGCGAAGTTCCGGGACCTGGGGTCGTGGTGCTCGGCCGCGTCGGGGTGGCGACCCAGCGGGAACGGTGTGGTCACAGCACCCGTGCCAGCAGGATCAGCACCAGGCAGGCGGCTGCCACCACCAGCAGCACGTAGAGAACGCCCACACCCTGCTCGCCGGGGACAGGCTGGTTCGGCGGCGGGTTGCGGAGGAACGCTGCCTTGGGTGCGGCGTTCTCGACCATGGCCCACACGAAGTTCAGCAGGGCGATGAACCCGGCTGCGATCGCCGACACCAACAGGAACAGCAGCCCGTGGGCGTCGGGGAACGGGGTGGAGCCGTTGTCACGAGCCCACCGGGTGAGGTCGTTCAGCCAGCCCAGGAGACCTGGGATCGCCAGGCCGAGGGTGGCGAACACGAAGGTTCGGATGGCGCGACGGAGAGCGTCGCTGGTTCCTGCACTCATGCCGGTACTCCTGTCAGGTGTGTTGCGAGGTGCTCTTGCAGCAGACGCGCTGCGTGTTCACAGTCCACCAGGTCGAGCACTCCGCACTTGGAGCACTCCATGGTGGCCGACCCGTCCCCGAGGGGAACCGAGACGAGCTGGATCAGGTCGTCGTCGTCGCTCATGGCGCCGCCGGATGGATGCGGGTGACCATGAAGCCATTCGGCGGGAAGGTGGCGGGCTTGGAGCCGGGCTTGGTGCAGACCACCTTGCTCATCAGCGGCCCCGGCTCGTCGGTATCCCCGGCCACCAGTTGCAGGGTGACGGTCCCGTCGTGGTCGAGGGTGGTGGCGGGACGGTCGAACAGCAGGACGCCGTCACGCCACATCTTCACCCTGGTCGGGATGCCGACCGGGTCGAACGGGACGTTGCCGTCGTGCAGCACGCAGGTCCACGGCGGGTCCAGGTCGCCTGCTGTGTAGGAGTCCACAGTCTCTCCTCGGTGGAGGTTCCGTCCCAGGATGACCTGGTGCGGGTTCGCCTGCATCATCCCTCGGTGTGGGTTCCGAATCAGGGCGGCACGCGGGTCGGTGACCACCAGCGGCGGGGTCAGCTCGAGTGCAAGGTCGTGCTCCAGGGCCGTGTCCAGGGCGTCGGAGTGGGTCCTGGCGAACGCTCGTGCGGTGTCGGTCTCGGTGGTGGTGAGCAGCAGCCGGCGGTGGGCGCGAGCCAGCGCCTGGGCCACCTCGCTGGTGGCGGCGACCGGCAGTGCACGGACCTTCCGGCGTCCCACCGGCTGGGCTGCCTCGGTCTCGACCGCCACCGGGAGTGCCCTGACCTTGCGGCGTACCACCACCACGGCGGTGTCGGTCTCGGAGGCGACGTTGAAGGCTCCAGCGCGGACGATCGCCCGGGCGGTTTCAACCTCCGCCGTGATGGGAACTATCTTGGTCTTGCGCTTCCCGACCGGCTGGCCCGTATCTGCCTCGTTGCCCCCCGAGATAGCACGGCGGTGGGTGCGGGCCAGTCCTTGCGCAGCGTCCGTCTCCGCCGTCAGCGGCAGAGCCTTCCGCTCCACCTTCGCCAGGGCCTGCGCCGTCTCGGTCTCCGACGCGACCGGCAGCACCTTCACCTTGCGGCGGGCGATGACCTGTGCGGCGTCGGTCTCGGTGGCGATGGACAGCGCTGGGGTGGCCCTGGTGATGGTCTGAGCGGTGTCGGTCTCGGGCGCGACCCCCAGGAGGCGACGGTGGACGCGGACGAGGGTCTGTCCGGCGTCGGTCTCGGTGGCCACCGGCAGCGTCTTGCGCTTGGTGCGGGCGATCGTCTGTGCGGCATCGGCCTCAGTGGAGATGGCCGGGGTGCGCTGGTGTCGTCGGTCCAGGGTCTGCGCCGCGTCGGCCTCGTCGGCGATCGGGACCAGCTTCCGGTCGCCGACGAAGACGGCGGTGTCGTTCTCGACGACGATCGGCAGCGCCTTGCGCTCGGTCTTGGCGAACGCGACGGTGGCATCAGACTCGGTGGCTACCGGGACGGCGACGACCTGGCCTGTGGTCCCCTGGAACAGCAGCAGGAGGCTCATCTGCGCCTCCTACAAGAGGTTGTTGATCGTGGTCAGCCCGATGGTGGGGAGCAGGGCCACCGCTGCTGCCGGTGTGACGGTCGCGGGCAGCGGGTGGGCCGACGCCATGCTGACGCAGCCGAAGCCGCGTGTCACGCCGTTGGTGGTGGCGAGCCCGCGCACGGTCAGCGTGGTGGCAGCCGACGACATGGCGATGTAGTAGCGGCCACGCACCAGGGTCAGCGGCGAGGCAAGCGCACCTCCACCCACCGGCAGGACAGCGTCGGTGGTGCTGACCGCGTTGGTAGCGCCCAGGGACGCGAGCAGCTTGAAGCTATCGTTGTAGACACCCAGGTCGTAGGCGGTGGTGCCGGGCGTGGTGCCCGCCTGGAAGAAGATCTCGGCGAACGTGACCGGGAAGGCCACGGTGAACGGGACCAGGATCGCGGTGTTGACGGTCGGCCACGCCTGCGAGGAGGGGACGACCCCACCCAGGCCGAACTGCCGGTTCTTGCCTCCGATCATGGACTGCGTGGTCCAGGACGGACCACGCTGGGAGTCGGCTGCCGGGACGGCGAGCGGCATGTCAGATCACCGCCGACTCGGACAGCCCGAACAGGGGGATGTAGGTCTGGTTGTAGATCGCCACGGTCGGCGACGCGGCCAGCGGGCTCTGCCCGGAGGCGACGTTGTAGATGCCGCTGATCCGGCCTGCGGTGGCGTTCGGCTGTGCGCGCCAGTACTGCCCGGTGGTGGCCTCGGAGTGGCTGAACGCCAGGTAGTACAGGCCGGGGTCGAACGTCCAGTTGATGGTGACCTGCTGCAAGGCGGAGGTGCCGGCCTGCGCGGTGGCGCCGATCGACTGGAGCCGGGTGCCGGTGGTCCCGGAGATGGTGTAGACCCCGAGGTCGGCGTTGCCCGCCACCGCCGAGCCGTTGCACCACCAGGCCCGCTGGTAGGTGCGGCGCTGGGTGATCCGGACCGGCACGAACACGGCGTACCCGGAGCCCGGCCACAGGGCGCTGGCGGCGGTGCCGTTGGACTGGTAGGCCATCGCCTGGATGAGCTCGTAACAGTCCGCCGAGGAGAGGACCGGCAGCTCGGGGACGCCGGTGGGCGGCAGGGTGAGCGGCATCAGACCAGCTCCGTGACGTTGGCGAACCCGACCGCTGCGCTCCAGATCCCCTGGATCTGCCCGGTGTAGTTGAACGGCACCTCCCAGGCTCCACCGGCGGGGATCATCTGTGAGTAGTTGCCGGACGAGATGGCCGCTGCGCTGGCCGAGAGGCGTACGAACAGGTTCGCCGAGGAGGCGTCGTTGGCGATGATGCAGCCGCGCCGGGCCGCGTTCGCCGACAGCAGGGTGGTGTTCGACGCGGAGGCGGTGACCCCGGTCTCGGTGGCGGTGCCGACCCCGGCGATGCCCACGTTGGGCGCCACCTCGAAGGCGTTGACGGCAGGTGCGATCGCCACGCCTGCGGTGCCGGAGGTGTAGGCGGTGGCCCGGACCCGGAACTGCGAGAAGCCGGGGAGCGGGAAGTCCCAGGCCCGGATCTGGTTGGACGGAAGCACCCCGGAGGTGGTCTCGGTGACGAAGGCGTCGGTGCGCTGGCCGAGGACGCCGACCCAGGTGGTGCCGTCGACTGAGCCCTCGAAGGTGACGTTGACGCCCGCGTAGGTGCCACCGATCACGACCGTGCAGGACCCGGCGTTGCCGAGGTCGGTGGTGGCGGTGACCGTGGAGGTGGAGGTGGTGATGGTGCCGGTGGTCAGGGTCAGCCCGGCCACCTTGGTGGGCATCGGGTTGGTGGGGCTCATCAGAGCCTCGGTGCCGGTGCCGATCGCCACGTCGATGCCGACGATCTGGGTCTTGACCCCGGCCCGGTCCTTGTCCCGGACGGTGTCGCCGGAGCCGCCTGGGACCTGTGTGTTGTCAGCCACGGCTCACCTCCGGGTCAGGAGGCGCGGTAGAAGTCGGTGATGGTGGCGACGACGTCGGAGCCGTCGGGGGTGATGGCGAAGGTGTGGCAGGTCAGCGGGATGATGTTCGCGTCGGTGCCGCCGGTGGTGTCGTTGTCGTAGCAGATCAGCAGGTCGGTGACGGTGCCGGTCGAGACCGCCGTCCAGGTCTGGTCGGCCAGGTCCAGCGGCATCCGGTCGTTGGTGTTGTCGACGGTCATCGCCGACAGGGCGGTGTCGTCGAGGGTCTTCCGGTTCCAGCCGCCGGTGGTCCGCTCGGTGAGCCCTGCGGCGAGGGCTGCGGTGAGCGTGGCGGTGTCGATCAGGGTGGCGTCGGTGGTGGCACCACGGTCGACGGGGACGATGATCAGCGCGGAGTTCGCGGGGTCGTTGGTGTCGACCCTGTTGTAGAGCTCGGCGACCCGGCCCTTGGCGATGTTGAAGACGAACGTGCCCACGGCTCACTCCTGGTTGTCGGTCTGGGCACAGGCTAGACCACGGCAGGGCTCGCCGCGTGGAGGTCAGGGCTTCGGGTTGCGTGCCTCGATCTGGTCGGCCCACCGGACGAGCTGGTCTGCGATGCGGGGGTGTCCGTCCTTCCGCTCCCGTACGGCCTCGTTGCGAAGGAAGGTGACCCGGCGCTGCGGGGTCCACAGCGGGGGCGGCGGCTTCGGGTGTGCGAGGTCGACGGCCATCGGCAGGGTCATGTCGACGAACTGGTGGATGCGCCGGTCGGTGGGGCACTCCTTGCCGAACGAGGCGGACCAGTGCTCGCCGCCGGGGACCCGGCCTCCGAGGAGGGTTCCGGGCGGGGTGGGGAAGTTGCCGTCGATGCCGAGGCGGTGCCAGCCGAAGCCCTTGACGCCGGGCTTGGAGGAGGTCATCCGGATCAGCGGGATCTTGTGGGTCTTGTTGAGCCAGACCATGAACTCGGCCTTGGCCTTGACCACCTTGTCGTTGTCGAAGGGGGCCTGGCCCCCGGTCCACAGGCTCTTGGAGGGGTCCTTGGAGTACCCGTCCTCGGTCTCCCAGGTGATCAGCCGGTGGTTGCCGTCGAGGCAGGCCGAGGAGCGGAAGTCGGTGTCGATGTACTGCACGACGGAGCCGTCGAGGAAGAACATGGCGTGGGGGGTGGGGGCACCGGACCTGTTGAACCCGGCGAACGCGGCGTCGTGGCTGGGGGAGCCGACGTAGGTGTGGTCGACGCCGCCGTCGTAGGAGGTCATCGGGGTGGCAGAGGAGCCGCCGGCCTTGTGCCTGTCGACGAGCCTGATCCGTGCGCCTGGGTAGAGAGCCATCGTCAGCCTCCGATCGGCCGGGTCAGGGAGTCGGCGTGGTCGGCCATCCGGTGGGCGTCGGCTGCCATCTCGAGCAGTCCCTGGAGCTTGGCGTGGTGCTGGTCGTGGACCTCGGTGTTGAACACGAGGACCCCGCAGTCCTCGCAGACCATCCCGGAGCCCACCCAGCGGTTGTAGCGGTCGTCGTGCATGGTGTGTCCTTTCGTTCTCACGAGTGTATGGAGTCGCCTGCCGGTTTGTTCAGACCCATCGCGGTGATCGCGTCGTCCATGTTGAAGTGCGTGTCGCACAGCAGCGCCATGCTCCAGGCGCCTGAGTGTGCGCCGTTGTTCGCGGGGTTCTCGCAGGGCTCGCCGTCCGTGCCCTCTCGGCCGAAGTCACACGTGCCCCACGACCACGAGTGCGGCTTGTCCAGTCGGACGTTGTCTCGACGGTACTCGGCGTAGCACTCGCGGGCCTCTAGCTCCGTCTCGTGGTAGTGCTCCGGCCAGGTGGAGGCATCGTTGGGATCGGAGTCGGGTCCGGGTGCCCAGCAGAACCCGATGGGGTGGGTGCCGGTGCGCCGGTTGGCGGTGGTGTACTGCCACTTCCCGGCGTGCTCGCCTTCGGCGATCTGGCGTGGCTGGTCGTAGTTCATCGTCGGGTCCTCTCGTAGACGTGCTGGGTCGCTGCTGCTCCTGCGATCGCCAGCCACATGACGGCGACCACGATGAACGCGAGCCCCATCAGGGCGGCGAAGAACACCCCGGCCACCAGGTAGCCGACGAGGCGGAGCAACTGCCAGAGCAGCATCAGTATCCCGCCTCCTCCTCCTGCGCGCAGGACTGGCAGACGATCCGCCCGGAGTTGGGTCCCTTGCTGATCACCGTGGTGGCCTCGTTGTCGCAGCGGCGGTAGATGCTGTCGGCGTAGCCCTCGCGGTGGAGGGCGACCACCAGCCGCTCGCAGGTGGCGCTCATGTGATGATCCCTTCCTTGGCCTGCCGGGCCAGCTCCTCGACACGGGCGAGCCCGAGGATCTTGACGGTGTTCACCGGGGCGGTGTCGGCGGTGACGTGGAACTGGTCGGTCTTCGGGTTCTTCTCGAGCCGGATGGGGCCGATGATGACCCGGTCGTGGTCGTCGGCCCACTTGCGGAGCTTGAGGTACTCGTCGCGGTAGCGGCGCATCAGGTTGTCGGGTGCGTCGGGCATCAGGTCTCCAGGGTGGGGTCGGAGGGAACCTCGGAGGTGCGCAGCGCGATGTCCATGGCGGCGGCGACCGAGTTCACCAGCCACCGCATCGAGCCGTCGTGGAGCATGTCGGAGCGGACCGTGAGGTCGATCGAGAGGCGGGGTCCGGCGTAGGTGACCGTCATCTCGGAGACACCGTCCTCCAGGTGGGAGTTCAGCCGGTTCCGTGACCCCCTGGTGATCCGCCACGGCGCCTCCAGATCCAGCGGGACGTCCTTCGGGAAGGTGCGCCCCCGGTCCTTGTCGCCGACGGCGACCTCGGCTGCCGTCTGCTCGTGCTCGCTCACCGTGCCCCTCCACTGCATTCGCGGCACAGCCATGGTCGGCTCGCCGAGTCTGGCTTGCAGGTGGCGTTGGCGCAGCACTCGCAGTCCTTGATGGTGCCAGCACAGCCTCTGGGGGTTTGGAGCAGGGACCTGACCACCCTTCCGTGCGCACAGGTAGGTCGGATGGCCTCCAGTCTGTGTCTGAGAGCCTCGCTCACCGTGCCTCCTCGATCCTCTTGACGAACTCGTCGGAGTGGGCGGCAGCGACGGCCAGCGCGGCTCTCACCACCACCGACAGGTCGGTCTGGTGGGTCAGCGCGATGTCGTCGAGCCAGGTGCGCCTGGAGGGGGAGATCCGGAACGTGACCGGCACCCGCTTAGGCCGCACGGCAGGCCCGCTCAGCGTCTCCCCCATCACATCCCCTTCCCGGCGCGCTCGAGGATCACCGTGTACGGCACCTCCGGCACCACCTCGTCAGCGTGCATGTGCCGTACACCGGTGTCGATGAACGACCAGTAGGCGAGCCTGCGTGGCAGCCGGTGCGCCACCTCCCGAATCACCCACTCCCCGGTCCGGCTGAGCCTCTCGGTGAGCGGCATCGCGGTCGGTGTCCAGATCGTCGTGAGCCTCATGAGCCAGAGCATACACATGTCAGCGCCGCTTACACCTGTACGCGCCCAAAATATCTGGTACACACCGTCGAGTTAGGCACCGAGCTGCTGAAAACCCGGTGTACCCAGCGAAGCGGGCAGCGCCTATACCCCCCTCCTCCGGAGGGAGCGGGCGGGGGTGGGGGTGGGGTGGACTTTGACCAGTGGTCAAACCCCCGGATCTGCCGAACAACCGCGCTGGCTTGCCTAACAGACCGAACAGGAGGAGAGTGCTCCCCGTACCACCCATGCCCGGCCACTGGTGACCCGCTTGAGAGCAACCAGCGCGCACGGTGCCATGGCTTGAGAACTGAACAGTGTGCGCGCTCTGCCTTCCGCCTTCCCGACTCCGTGGCACTGGGTTACGGGGCGGGTGAGTGGAAGGCAGAGACATGAGCAAGCAAGCAAGCAAGGTGCCGACGGTGGACTACTCCAAGGTCGTCGCGGAGGTCTCGGGTATCGAGGGGCCGAAGGACGCCAGGGCGTACGCGCTCCGGGTCGGCAAGGCGTACCGGAAGTCGGACGACCTCCAGACGGTGCGGGCCACGTTGGCCACCCGTGAGGCACTCCGGACGGGGTGGCTCTCCGATGGACGCTCCACCCCGATTGAGGGTGGGCTGTCGACGGTGAACGGCGCTGCGTTCGGGAAGTCCTTCGGGGTGACCGGAGGCCTGGTCTCCCGCTGGCGTGCGCTGGCCGCTGCGATGGACGCGGGTGTGATCCCGGGCACCATCCTCTGGACCGCTCTGACGTCGCGGCTCTGCCGCACGTCGGAGGGTCGCAAGGCGATGCACTCCGGGAACCTCGCCGCGATTCAGGCGACAGCAGAGGCGGACGGGTACAACCTCGAGACCGGAGTCCGGACCGCGCCCCCCGCGTCCAAGCCGCGCAGCAAGGCGACGGACAAGGGCGACAAGGTGAAGCCCGGAGATGTGGTCCAGACGAAGGTCTCGCCGAAGGATGCCAAGGCCGTCGCCGACGAGGCCGTCACGGTGCTGGGCATGGCGCTCTCCGCGCTCCCCGTCACGTCGGGGAATGCGGAGGTCTACGCGTCGCTCCGGGGTCGTGTCCTGGCGATTCTCCGCGAGGAGGACAAGCGGCGGAACGTCGCCACGATCAGCAAGCCGCGCGGCACGCGGACCCAGCAGAACCGTGGCAAGGTCGCCCCGCCTGCTGCCAAGGCGGGGTGACCCCCTGGCAGAGCGCGCACACTGTCGCCCCCCGCTCCCCCCCGGAGCGGGGGGCACCCCCGTCCACCCCGGGCGCCCCGTGCGTCGCGGGGTGGACGTGTCTTTCCGGTCCCAGCTCGGACGTCGGGACGTTGTTTGACCAGTGGTCAAACCGCGTGCCAACGGTTGAGCAACCGCCAACCGTCAACCGCTCGACGCTCAACAGAGGGAGCAACGAGATGAACCTCAACCACGGGCAGGCAATCGCCTGCTACACCGACCTGGCCGACGTGCCTGCCGGATCGGTCTACGTGACCGACGTCCGGCCCGACCGGGTGGTCTACCTGGTGTTCGCCATCGGAGGTGACCAGTGATGAACGACAACGACAACGAGGACAAGGTGAGCCTGTTCGCCGCTGTCCTCTCAACCGACGTGGACACCGCGCCACTGCCCGCCAACGGATGCACGGCGCACCTGACGGCGTGCACGTACCTCCTCAACGGGGTGCCCGCATGACCAGGACGTGCACGGCGCACGGTGGCCGTGCCGTCGAGGGTGAGGTGGTCTGGGTGGCCGGGCATCACAAGCCTGGCCAACGGACCGTCTACACCCAGCTCCGATGCGTGGTCTGCAACCGACCGACCGGAATCCGGCGGACGGTGACCGACGCCGACTACAACCCGGTCGTCAAGGAGGCGTCATGACCTGCAAGGTGTGCGGGATCGGCGTGCGCTGGCTCCCCTTGGCCAACGCCTGGATCCACGTCGAGCCGCGCACCCTCGAGAACAACCTGCACAACAACACCCCCGACCACAACGCAGAGGTGGTGAACCGATGAAGCTCCACCACCTCGCGTTCCGGATCGGCGACGGCACCCACGGGTGGCCGACGTGTATGGGTGGCGGGCGCGGCGGGCCGTGGAACGTGGCGTCCGGGAGGTTCGCCCCAACCGACGAGGAGGTGACCTGCCTCAAGTGCCTCGACCACCTGACCCGTCCCAACTGAGGGCGCCTGACGGTGGACCTTGACCACTGGTCAAACAGGGTCGAGGTCTGCCGCGAGGTGAACCCCTCGCCTCGAACGAGAAGGGAGCAACATCATGTTGATCGTGACCATCAGGTTCTACGACAACGTCGGCAACGAGACGGACTCGCCCGAGACGTTCGGGCCGTTCGACAACGAGGACACCCGCAACGAATGGGTCGACGCGCTGATCGAGTCGGCCGCCAACGACCCGGAGAACAACCGTCTCCTGACGGCGACGTTCACCCTGGACAAGCTGACCGCCCCGTTCCAGGTTCCGGTGACGGCATGAGCACGCCACGCCTGGCGTTCGCTGCCATCGCCGTCGTCGGCGCGCTGTTCGCGGGGGTGTGGCTGGTCAACGGCAACGCACACGCCAGCCGGCCGGAGCCGATCCGGGCGTTCTGGATGAACCGCCCGTGCGCAACCGAGGACTCCGTCAACTGCTACTGGAACGACGGGTCCGGGCATCCGCTCTACTCCCGGAAGATGCCGAGCGGGAGGATCTGCCGGTTCTACGTCAACGTGCAGTACGCCCGGCACCACGACCACTGTTTCTACGACCACCGCTGAACGTCCTTCCACGGTGGCGCCCCCGCTTTGACCACTGGTCAAGGTGGGGGCGCTGCCGTGGGCAGAACTGTTCTGTCCACAGAGAAAGGAAGCAGCCATGAAGAACAACGACAACCCCCGCCTGCTGGCGCACAAGCAGCAGGTCGACGCCGAGCGCAGGGCGCAGGCGATCCTCCGGGCGCAGGCCCAGCGTCGCGCCAACCTGGCCCGCATCGCGCAGGTCGCCATGAGGAGGGCGTCATGAGCATCGAGGACATCGACGACGGGCTCGAGCCCGAGCGCGTCGACCTGCGGATCGCCAACGCCCGACGCTACGCACGGGCCATGCTCAACAGCATCAGCGTCGAGCGGCAGGAGATGGCCGCCGACATCATCGCCATCCTCAACGGCACCATCGACGGACCGGAGGACCCGCTGCGGTGCGAGCACGTCGAGGAGGGGCGGCTGATCGGGGAGAGGTGCCGCAAGCGGGGCACCGTCGCCGTGATCGTCACCGACGGCGAGGAGGGGCATGACAACAGCCCGGAGCTACACCCGTTCTGTGACGACCACTCGTTCGTCGACATCAACGAGATGCGGGCCACCTCCGACGACACGTTCACCGTCGTCAAGTTCGTCCCGTTCGGAGGTGCGTGACGATGCCGACCTGGATGTACCTGCCGATCTTCTTCGCCTTCGCCGGCGCCATCATGCTGGCCGTCGACCTGATCGACCGGCACGAGCACCGCTGCTACTGGTGCCAGCACCGCTCGACCGCCAAGCATCGGGGGTGGAGGTGATGGACCTCAACGAGGAGCTCGACCGGCTCGAGAACTCCATCACCCTGGCCCGGATGGCGCTGGCCGACGAGCACGAGGCTGCGCTCAAGCACGAGTTGCAGATCCTCACCGTCGAGTCGCTGCGCGTCTACGTGGAGGTGATGTCGTGGTGAGTAACGACGGCATCGTCACCCTGATCGGAGCCTCAGCGGTGGGGTTCACCGGCGCAGCCGTGGTCACCGGCAACCCGTCGCTGGGCATCTTCGCCCTCCTCTACTCGGGGACGTGGGTGTGGATGGACAGGGTGCAGCGGAAGCGGGGACAACGCCCCTGATTGCCCAACCAACCGAACTGGCCGCACTTGCCTAAGGAACCCAACCCTGGGAGACTAGAGGGGTGGGTGAGTGCTGCCCCAACAGGTTCCCCGAACCGCCGGTTTGACCAGTGGTCAAACAACCCGCTCTGCATGGCTGCGGCGGATGGCGGGGAGGGGAATCTGCCGTCGGACCAACGCTCCTTCGAGGGGTAGGAGCGAGGGTCAGGTAGCCGACCGCCATCGGGGGATGCGGTCGGTGTGGTTCGACTCCACCGGCGGCACGGAGAGGTCCCATACCTCTCTACCAGGCCCGACCCTGCTTCTTCCGGGGTCGGGCCTGGTCCGTTCTCATCCAACGAGAGGAGCAACCAATGGATGAGTACCTGACCGCAGCCACCGACAACGGCTGGGTCTACGTCGGGAACAAGGCGGGTCACGCCGTCTACCACGACGCCGACGGGAAGGAGGTGTACCTGGAGTTCAAGACCCGCAAGGTCCGGCGAACCGCCGAGTGGTGGCTGGCCAACGACCCCCGTGCGCTGACCCTCGACTACTGGTGGGAGATGAACCACGAGCGGATGGTCGAGAAGTGGGGCGAGAAGGTGCTCGACCCGACGAGCCTCCGGTTCTGCCACCAGTGCCGGTGGGTACGGCTCGCCAGCAACTTCACCGACGACGAGTACGACTGGTGCGACTCGTGCGTCAGTACGCTGCCGACCTGCCCACGGTGCGACACCCGGTGCGGCTACCTGTACACGGTCCTCGGCGGGCACACCCTGTGCGAGCCATGCCGGGACGACCTCTGCCACTGGTGCGAGGGGTGCGAGGAGCACTACCTGCGCGAAGACTCCGACCTGCACCGTCACGCCGGATGCGAGTGCGAGTCGCCGCGTCAGACGTTCACGATCCGCAACGACGGGCACCCCCGTCTGGCCAACGACACCAGGGTCAAGGTCTCCCTGCCCGCCGGGGTGATCAGCGACGAGGGGATCGGGGAGATCGCCCGGTATCTCCGCGACGTGGGGCTGGGGTTCTTCGACTCCACCAACCGGCGTAACTACGCCCTGCTGTCCTACAACCTGGCCGAGATCGGGTTGAAGTGGCAGATGAAGGACGGCAACTACACCAAGCGGCTCAGCCGGTACGCCTACCAGCGGTACGGGCTCAAGCTCTCGCCCGACGTGATGTCGCAGATCGGCAACATCGGCAGCGACCACTCGCGGGGGATCGACTTCGACGTCGAGGTGACCCGCAACCTGAACCTGCCGAGGGAGGAGTTCGCCAACGAGGGCTCCTGCTGGTGGACCGACTACGCGGACTCGAGGTGCGCGTTCAAGTCCAACGGTGGGTTCGGTCTGCGGACCTTCACCGAACCCAACATCAACGGCCATTCGTACTGCAACGGCCGGGCCTGGGTGATCCCGCTCAGGTGGGACGTCGAGTACGAGCGCCTGGTGCAGACGTTCGACACCGACACCCCGACCGGGTTCATCACCTTCAACGGCTACGGCACGCTCGAGGGCTACACCGCACCCCGCCTGCTCGGGCACATGGTGGGCCTGACCTACCGGAAGATCGTCTTCCACACCGGCGACGACGAGTCGGGCATGTACGTCAACAGCGACATCGGCTACCTGGTGGCACCGGAGTCCATCGCCGACCGCTACAACGAGAGCGGTGAGCGATCCACCTCGCTCATCCTCGACTGCCCCACCCACGCAACACTCATCGAGAAGGAGAGCAGCCATGTTTGACCAGAGGTCAAAGAAGAACGGCCCGAACAAGGGCAAGAAGAACAAGAAGAACACGCCCACCGAGCCCGGCTGGTGGGCCAGGGAGAAGGCGGACAGGGAACGGCAGAAGGCCGGGGTCGACCTGGCCTGGTCGGGCTTCGACCGCCGTGCTCTCCAGCGGGTGTGCGAGGCGCACGAGACCTCGTTCGGTGACGCCTACGACATGGAGAAGTGGGTGGTCGCAAGCCGGAAGGGACGCGACGACTTCTTCTACTACAAGAACAACGGCTCCGACACCCTGTTCGTGGCACACCTGGACACGGTGGTCTTCGACGACGAGCGACAGACCGACTTCGCCGAGACCGCCGCCGGCCTGGTCGTCCACTCCGGTGCGCTCGACGACAGGCTCGGCGCCTACATCGGGCTCGAGCTGCTGCCCCGGCTGGGGATCAAGCACGACTGGCTGCTCACCGTCGGTGAGGAGTCGGGCCGGTCGACCGCCGAGTTCTTCCCGGCCTCGATCAAGAAGGCGTACGACTGGATCATCGAGTTCGACCGGGGCGGCACCGACGTGGTGATGTACGAGTACGAGGACGACGACGTGGTCGACCTGGTCGAGGACGTCGGGGCGAAGGTGGGGCTCGGTTCGTTCACCGACATCTGCTACCTGGAGGACCTCGGCTGCAAGGGGTTCAACTGGGGCGTCGGCTACCAGGACTACCACTGCACCAGGGGGTACGCCTACCTGGAGGACACGATGGGGATGGTGGCCCGCTATCTGCGGTTCCACGAGAACAACGTCGGTCACTACATGCCGCACGTCAAGAAGCCGAAGTACACCTACGCCTACGGAGGCGGGTACTCCGGCGGTGGGGGTGGCGGCTGGACCGACGACGACGACGTCACCTCGTGGGGCGGCTACCGGTGGAACAACACCACCAAGCAGTGGGACCCGGTCGACCCGGTGGTCGACGCCGAGTCGGACATCCTGTCCGCCGACGAGCAACTGCTGCGGGACAAGATCGAGGAGTTCACCGGCAGGAAGCTCGACGACCTCACCGACGAGGAGACGGCGGAGGCGGTGGCCGACATGGCCGAGTCCGGCTACCTGTCACAGCGGATCATCGGTGAGATCGAGTCCAACGTGGTGAGTTCGTCATGAGGTACGCATGGCGACGGTTCTGGTGGTGGTTCACCAAGCCGACCGGTGAGTGGATGGGCCTGCCGCAGTACACCCGCCCGAAGCCCGACTGGTGGAGGGGTGCGTGATGCAGTACGCCCACCACCTCGACCGGATGAAGGACTCCTGGTACTGGTCGGGACCCGAGCAGTACCAACGACCGGACCTTGACCCCGAGGTCAAAGAGGAGGAGGAGTGAAGCGGCTGGTGCGATGGTGGCTGGCGCGCCAAGGCATCCTGGTCGAGCACGTAGGTCCTGACCTGCGGGCAGGAGCCGACATCATCGACTCGGTCGACGACTACGGTCGCATCCCGCAGACCATCCGCGCCGTAGCGAACGCACTGTCGTGATCTGGGTCAAGGACGGCATCGACGGTGTGATCATGCTGGCCATGCTCGGCTGGCACTTCTACGGCTACAAGCCAGGCGGTCGCTACGACCGCTGGCGCAAGAACTCTGGCTCGGACTAGCCGAGCCCGGAGCATCATCACCGGCTCCTGTTTGCTCCCTCTGTCGGGGGCCGGTGGTGGTGCCCTGGGACACCAGGAACAGAGAGGAGAAAGAGATGAGGGGAAAGCATGAGGCACCAGCGGAGATTCCGCATCGGCGCAGATGCGTCGACGGGGTGCCGTACCTGACGTACTTCAAGGACACGATCTGCTTCGAGTGGACCGGCAAGGCAACCGATCCCATCGAGGTCAGCCCGTACGCACAGGGTGAGCCGATCGAGTACGTGATCTACCGGGACCCGCACACCGACCTCGGCCTGTGGTCGTCGCAGATGCTCAGCGGACTGAGTGTCGTCGACTTCTTCCAGTCGGTGTGCGACGAGTGGCTGGAGCAGGCCACTGGTCCCTCCACGTACGAGGGGATGCGGGTGCTGGAGGTGTACGCATGAGCGCCAAGATCATCAACCTGTTCGCCTCCGACCCGCCGAAGCGGGAGGACACCGAGTGGTGGGAGTGGGGCAGGGAGTTCGTCGAGGGCGAGGGGTACACGAACCTCGAGCTGATCGTCGATGAGATCTCCACCTGCGAGAACGAGGCTGCGCTGCGTCGTGTCCTCACCGAACTCAAGGACGAGGTCGACAAGATCCCGCTTTGACCAGTGGTCAAACAGAGAGAGAGAGGAACCATGCCAGTCACAACAGGAGCAGAGGTGGTCACCCACGGTGGCCGCACGTTCACCATCGGCCAGTTGATGAGCCGCGAGGACCTGGACTTCATGCCGGTCGGCGCCGTCGTGGTCTGTCCGCAGGGGTGGCGATGGGTCAAGCGCCAGCCGGTCGACCAAGGGTGGCGGCGGGAAAACGAGGGCGACGGGCTCGGGGTGTCGCAACTGTCCGTCGACTACAACTACCTGGTCTCGATCCCCGACGCCGAGGAGGCGGGGCCGGAGACGCTGGCCCAGTTCAAGCGTCGGTTCGCAACCCATGTGATCCAAGGTGCCCGCAACGCCGGGGTCAGCCTCGGCCCCGTCTACGAGGCGCTGGCGAAGCTCGGCGTCGAGTCAGGGTCGAGGGCTGCCGTCGGTCATCCGGTCAACCACAACACCCCCGCACCGGAGGGTACGACGGCCATCTTCGCCGACCCGTCCCATCCGGACTTCTCGGTATTCACCTACACCGACGGCGCATGGACCGGTGTTCTTGGGAAGTACACCCTCCTCAGTGCCGTCGGCTCCGCCACGGTGGTGACAGTCGGGGAATCGGTCGAAGCCGAGGACCCGGAGCCCACCGACCACGAGGACGCGCTGATCGCCGAGTTCAAGGCGAAGGTGTGGGCCGAAGGGTGGGCGGTCAAGCAACGGGTCGGCTGGTGCTCGACGTTCGAGACGGTGATGGCCGGGATCGGGATCACCGCCGGTGCGGTGGGACCGGACCTCTCCGGCTACCCGTCCTGCGGCCCCGGCGACAGGCGCGGCATGGGTGCCGGTGCCCTGATCGTCCGGGTCGAGGGCAACGACTGGGCGATGTTCACCCGCAGTGACGGCTGGGTGCGGGTCGCCGGAGCGGACCTCCGGTTGCGGAGCCAGTCGTTCGTGCTGCACGACGGCAACGGTGAGATGGCGGTTCCGGTGACCCGGTGGCTGGCCGACGCCGTGCCAGTCGGGTCGACGATGGGCGACGTCGAGATGGATGCCTACTGGACGAAGCGTGAGATGCGCGACGGGATGTCCTGGTGGCAGCGGAACGGCGGGGTGTACAGCGCCGCACCGATCCACAACTTCACGCTGGGCACGCTGCGGCTCACCTCGGTGCCGGTGCCGGTCGACGACGACGAGGAGTTGTGATGGACACCATCGCTCAGATCGTCTACGCCTACATGCGTGACCCGGCCACCCCGCCACCGGAGTCCCTGATCACCGCCCTTACCCAACGGGAGGACGAGATCGCGGACAGCCTACGGATGGCAGGCATGAACCTGGGCGCCGAACCGGCGTTCGTGAACAAGGCGATCCTCGACATCGGGATCGGCACCCGGCCGGCCGACGACGAGGTCGACCTGATCAACCGCACGTTCGCCGAGCGTGTGGCGTACTGGCAGGACCAGATCCGCCGTCAGTCCGACGGTGGATGAGAAGAGAGAGGGAATCATGAGCACACAGATCAGAGACACCACCGAGCTGGACACCCTGCCGGAGGGCACGATCGTCGTGGTCGCCGTCACCGGGGACGGAATCCGCGAGTGGACGAAGGTGGAGTCCGGGCTGCAACGGGAAGGGGTCATCATCCCGGCCACGCAGTTCGCCAACGCCGTCCGCAACGGCAGGTGCTATCTGCGGGGGGCACACCACGTCGGGGACACCGTCTACTCGGCTACGACCGGCGAGTTCTGCCGGGCTGTCGGGTACGACCACGAGCCTGGCCAGGACGCCAGCCTGATCTGGGCGGTGACCGACAGCAACGGTCTCTGGAAGCACATCACCAGCACCGAGCCAGTTGGCGAAGCGTACAGCGTGGGTGCCACGACCAGCGCCGTCCTCGACCTGGGTGGCAACTGGTGGAAGGCGGGCCTGCGGAACGAGATCCTCGAGATCGCCATCGACAACGGTGAACTGCCGACCGAGCACGAGATGACGGTCACCGTCGAGGCATCCGGCACCGTCGAGGTGGCACCCACCGCCGACCAGGTGGCGGGCCTGATCGGGGACAGCGTGAAGCCGGGCGACATCACCGACGTCGCGGTCAGCGAGGTGACCTGGACCAAGCGGGTGGAGGTGCGCAAGGAGGTGCTCGGGCACTGCGCCTGCAACCACGTGACCGTCGAGGACCTGGACGCCTTGACACCAGGTGCGGTCACCTCCTGGCGGGTGATCACCTGCGCCTGAAACACCCAACCCCAGGCGGGGGTTGACCAACATCCCCAACTGGAGTTGGATATTGACCAGTGGTCAAAGAACTTCCTCACCGTCCGGTGAGGTCGAGAGAGAAAGAACAGAAGGAGCAACCCATGAGCACCATCGCCGACACCGTGAACTGGAACCTGCCGCGCGGCGCCGAGAAGTACCGGACCCACATCGACCGGGGCATCGCCCTGCTCGCCGACCGTGAGGCGGGGATCGTCTCCGCCCTGCTCGCCTTCGCCGAGGCGAAGAGCGCCAGCGTCGGGGAGGTCCGGGGCTTCCTCGCCGACCTCGGTATGACCATCCCCGACGACACCCCCGAGCCCGAGGTCACCGACGCCGACGTCGTCGCCAGCCTCTCGGCCCGGCTCGACCAGATCGAGGCGCGTCTCGGCCAGGCGATCGCCAACGCGGCGCGTCGCGGCGTTCACGTCTGAGCAGCCGGGGCCGACCGACTGGGGAAGGCGGACGGTCCCGGTGTAGTACCCGGTGGTGGGTGTGGTGTCCCCGTGCCATGCCCGCCACCGGCCGCAAGAAACCGGAGCAGGCTTCACGAACTGCTGAACCTAGAGGAGGGCCTTGATGGCAAGGACGAGACGTCCGCAGTCGGGGGTGGCGTGGGAGCCGCCCCCCTCTGCGGACAGGCCGAACTGGCAGGAGGTGGCTGATGAACTGCGATCCCGTCCGATGGAGTGGATGAAGGTCTACGAACACGGCCGCGCATCCTGGGCCACGGCGGTGCAACTCGGGCACGTCAACCCGGTTCACCGTCGGCTCGGCTTCGAGCTGACCACCACCGACAACACGCGGGACACGCCCCGCACCTGCACGCTCTACATGCGGTACAACCCGGACCTCGCTGACGAACTGGCCGAGGTCCTCAACAGTTCCAGGAGAGGTTGAACATGAGACTGCCCAGCATCGCCGGCGAGTTCCGGCTGGTCGAGGACCCCGAACTGCGGTTCACACAGTCGGGTCTGGCTGTGGCGAACGTGAGGCTGGTCGCCGACCAGCAGCGGTTCGACAAGGACAAGAACGAGTGGGTCGACGACAAGAAGCTCTGGCTGAACGGCTCGGTCTGGCGGCAGATGGCCGAGAACGTGGCCGAGTCCCTGCGCAAGGGCGACCTGGTGGTGGTGCGTGGCTCCATCCACACCCGCGAGTGGGAGGACCGGGAGGGCAACAAGCGGTCGACGGTGGAGATGATGATCGACGACATCGCCCCGTCGCTGCGGTTCAAGCCGGTCCTGCACTCCGACGGCAAGGGCGGCAAGGTGACCCGCGAGGGGGCTGCCTCGCCCACCGATCCGGTCGACGACCCGTGGGCGACGCCTGCGTCGTCCGACGAGCCGCCGTTCTGAGTTTGACCCGAAGGTCAAAGAGAGAGAGAGGAAGACAATGATCACCACACGACAGGCCCACGACACGCTGCGAGCGATCGTCGACGAGGTCGGGGCCGACTACAAGTACGACCCGCCGATCGGGACGTCCTGCTTCTACACCGTCCGGGACACCCAGGCGGAGGCGCGGCAGACTCTCGGTTCCGACCGAGCGGGGCCGGTCTTCCAGCACGCCTGGGGCGTGCTGATGAGCGGCAAGCCGGTCGGGCCGGGCTGCCTGATCGGGCAGATGATGCACCGGCTGGGCGTGGACCTGGCCACGCTGGCTCTGTGCGACTCGAAGGGTGCCATCCAGGAGGTCGCTCGACGCGGCCTGGTGGACTTCGAGGACGAGCGCCTGGAGTTCGCGCTCGCTGGTGCCCAGTCCGTCCAGGACAAGGGCGGCACCTGGGGTGAGGCGCTGACCGTGTTCGAGCACGCGCTGGCGGTGCCGTCGTGATCACGCTCACCGAGGAGCAGGCCGTCACCCTGATGCGCCAGGTTGTCTTCGAGTACGGCGAGGACTACACCTACACGGCGCCGGAGGTGGAGGACCCCGACCTCGGCGTGTCGGGCAGCACCTGCATGTATGTCCTCAACAACAAGCCGTCGTGCCTGCTGGGCCACGTCCTGCACCGGTCAGGTGTTCCGTTGCAGACGCTCCACCAGCACGAGTACAGCCTGGTCTCGGCCCTGTTCAAGCCGGTCGGGGACATCGAGCCCCCGTGCAAGGCGGAGCCGTACCTGGTGGAGGCTCTGCTCGCCGCCCAGTCCGCACAGGACAACGGCCAGTCGTGGGGTGAGGCGGAGCACGAGTTCCTCCACTCCATCGAGAAGAACCAGGGGTAGCGATGCGTGAGTGGCTGATCGTCAGACACTCACCATCCAGTGGCACCACCGTCACCTGCACCCGTGTGATCGGGACGCTGGTGGTGCGCTGGACGGTGAAGTGTTTCGCAAGCACGATCCCGCAGGGGATCTGCGAAGCACGGCAGGGCGCCGACAACGCCCTGAAATACCTCGAGCCCACCGTGGGCTCGTGACAGGAAGGACAGTCATGGCAGACGACAAGACCCCACCGGCGATCGCGCAGCAGAAGCGCGAGTCGGAGAAGCGAGACGCGGTGCTGCGTGAGTCGTACACGGAGGCGACCAAGCAGTTGCGCGCCAACCACCTGGCCGAGTTCAACAAGATCCGGCAGGACCTGGCGAAGGCAGCCGGCGTCGACTGGGAGATCCCGTTGACCGCCGAGCAGCAGGCGGAGAAGGAGCTGGCCGCCCTGCTCACCGCACACCCGGAGCTGGTCGACAAGGTGGCGACGCTGGCGCCGAAGGTCGACGGCTGATGGACCTGGAGAAGCCGATCCCTGCGAAGAACGACACGTCCTGGCAGGGCACCGTGATCCTGTGCACGCTGATCGTCTGCGCCACGGTGATCGCGGTGGCGGCGCTTCTCCACTGAGACGTGGCCCCGCTCGGTTGTGTGCGCCGGGCGGGGCCACCTTGACCACTGGTCAAAGAGAGGAGGGGCCATGACCATCCAGGTGATCCAGGTCTGCGATGGCTGCGACCAGTCGAGACACCTCACCTGGTCCGGCGGCACGGGCCGGGAGGTGCAACTAGGTGAGCCACAGGAGGGTGGCGGCTGGCGTCTGGTGGCGGCGGGCCAGCACCTGTGCCCGACCTGCATCCGGCGGGCTCTGAACACCAGCGTCGCTCCGGACTGAACGTGTAGAGACCCGGCCGGGAGAGAAAGGACGTAACCGACCGGCCGGGTCTCACCGGAGCAACCATGCCCGGTGCGCCCATGGTAGCGACCCGTTGCGGACCCCGCCTACCGGGAGTAGGTTTCTGCCCACTGAACAGCGAGAACCCCCGCCGGACGCCAGTACGGCAGGGGTTCTCCAGAGGCTGATAAGGAGCCTGGAACATGACTGTATCTGACACGCCCGCCAGCGAGTCAACCCTGCACCCATTGGCTGCCCTGCTCGATGAGGCGATCGAGCACGCAGAGCGGGCGACCTCGGCTGCCCGTGAGGCCAACGTGGAGGCCCTGCGCTGCCGTGAAGTGATCCGTGTCCTGCACCACCAGATGTTCGTGGCTGGACGGGAGGATGGGGAGTGAGCGCCGTCGCTACGGCGTGGGTGTGGGCGAACTCGAAGCAGAAGGGCAGCCCCCTGCTCGTGCTGCTAGCCATCGCTGACGCCGCCAACCAGCAGGGGGAGAACTCCTACCAGTCGGTGGCAACGCTGGCGAGCATGGCCAGGATCAGCGAGTCCACCACCCATCGCGCGCTGGCCTGCCTGCTGGAGTCCGGGGAGGTCGTGGAGGTGGGGGTGCACTCGCAGTACGGCACCAAGATCTACGCCCTTTCCTCCACCCTCAAGGGGGGTGTCAATCTGACACCCCCACCCGAGGAGGGGGGTGTCACTGGTGCGTCTGGGGGGGTGTCACCTGTGACACCCGAACCAAGAACTAACCCAACTACTCCTACTACAACCTCTACCTCTCCTCAGTCCACCCCAAGCGTGCGCGAGGAGGTGAGGGGGAAGATGACCAAGTCGTGGAAGCCGACGATCGAGGCGTCCAACGAGGCACTCTCGCGGTTCGACTCTCTCCCGCTGTCGCGCGTCGCATCAGAGGCGCAGACATTCCGCGACTGGCACATCGCGCAGGACACCCCGAGCAAGACCCGTTCGCAGTGGGACGCCCTGTGGCTGACCTGGCTGGACCGCAAGAACGTCGAGGAGGCGAAGGAGTCACCCCCGGACGAGGTGAAGTTCGACGACGTGACCGGACTGCCGATCAACCCGAAGGACCCGGTCTACGTACCGAGAGAGGAAGGACGAGCGTGAGCCACGAGGCCAAGTCGCTGGACGACGCCATCACCGACGCCCTCAACGGGCAGAAGTCGCAGGTCCTCTGCCCCCACCACGAGGACTCCACGCCGTCGCTGTCGGTGGCACCCGGCAAGGACCAGCCGGTGCTGCTGCACTGCCACGCAGGCTGCAAGCCGGAGGAGATCATCGAGTCCGGTGGCCTGGACTGGGCGCAGATCATGCTGCCCGACGACCTGGAGCACGTCTCGTTCTCCAGCCACAACCTGTGGACACCACGAGGCCAGGCATCCCACTGCTACCAGTACCGGGACGCGAAGGGCACGCTGCTGTTCGAGGTGCTGCGGATCCCGATGGAAGGCGGGAAGAAGTCGATCATGCAGCGGCACTCCGACTCGACGGCGAAGGGCGGCTACGCCTGGAACCTCGACGGTGTGGAGCGGGTGCTGTACCGGTTGCCCGAAGTCCTGGAGGCGGTCCGCAACGGACGTACCATCCACGTCACCGAAGGCGAGAAGTGCGCCGACTCGGTGCAGTCGGTGATCCCCAACGGAGAGCAGGCAACCTGCAACCCGATGGGCGCCGGGAGGTGGGAGCCCCACTACGCCGAGATGCTGTCCGGTGCGACGGTCGTGGTCTATGCCGACGCCGACGAGCCGGGCAGGGCGCACGCCCGGCAGGTGCGGGAGTCGCTGCTGGAGCACGGCTGCACCGTCCGCGTGGTCGAGGCACCGCCGGGCATGACCCCGTCCGGGAAGGCGATCAACGACGTCGCCGACCACCTGGAGGCAGGCAAGGACCTCGACTCGCTGCTGGAGACCACGCCGGCTGCGGAACTGGAGCGGGCACGGACCGGCATCGACGTGCTCGACCTGATCCGCCGTCCCCGTGGACGCACCGAGTTCGTGATCCCGATGACGTTGGCGAAGGGTGAGCGGCTGATCCTGATCGGCTTCGAGGGCACCGGCAAGTCGACGCTGTGCAGGCAGATGGCGGTGATGGTGGCCGCTGGCCTGCACCCGTGGACGGGGCAGGAGATCGAGCCGAGGAAGGTGATGTTCGTCGACGCCGAGAACCACCCGGACCAGGTCGACGAGTCGTGGGCTGAACTGGTGGGGCTGGCGTCCCGACAGGGAAGGGACATCGACCGGGGGATGCTGACGATCATGGAGGAGTGGGAGTCCTCGATCGACCTCGCGTCACCGGAGGGTGGCATGTGGCTGGCGGAGCGGGTGCACGCCTACCAGCCGGAGCTCGTGGTGATGGGGCCGCTGACGAACCTGGCGGCGAAGGACCTGCGTGACGACGAGCCGGTGAGGCGGTTGCGCAACTCGGTGAACGCGGCAAGATCGGTGTGCAACTCAGCGTTCATCATGGAGCACCACGCCCCCCATAAGGGGCCGATGGACAAGGAACGGCAGGTCCGGCCGTACGGCTCGAGCCTGTTCCTCAAGTGGCCGGACTACGGCTACGGCATGAAGCCCACCGACACGAAGGGCGTGTACGAGTGGTTCAAGAACCGGGGTCCTCGGGTGCGGTCACGGATGTGGCCGGGCTGGATCCGGGAGGGACGCGGCGGCGACGAGTGGCCGTGGATGGACTGTGTGCTCGACGACAAAGGCAATGTCGTCGGCTGAGACTTTGACCACTGGTCAAAGAGAGAGAAGGGACAAGGAAGATGAGCAACACACAGAAGGACGCCCTCGAATACTTCTTCGAGGTGTGGATCGGGTCCGGCCTGCTCAGTGATATCGGGCCGAAGTTGACCTGCGTGGAGACCGACGCCCTGGCGGACCTGCTGCGGGCGCACGACTTCGACGACCAGGCGGAAACTCTGATCGAGTTCCACGCCATCGAGGACGATGAGGACGACTCTCACTTCGCTGCGAACCTGGGCCGGGTGACGTCATGACGTTCATGGAGTTCGAGAACATCGACGACATGTTCGAGTTCATGGAGAAGCGGACCAACGAGGCCAACGCCAACCTGGCTCCCGCTCAGCAGGGCGTCACGTACGGCGACTGCTGGGCCAGGTTCGACACCCTCCACAACTTCGGGTTCATCGAGTTCGGGCACGTCGAGACGGAGGCTGAGTTCCGGGCGTCGATGGTGAAGTACCCGAAGGCGGAGACCGACAGCGAGTGGGAGTCGATCCAGACCGAGCACGAGCGGGGCTACCTGTTCAGCAAGGCGTACTCGCTGATGGGTCCCGACGGCGAACTCGGTGACACTCACCGGGCCAGCATGTGGCCGATCGACCGGGCGCTGTTCGACGCCGCCCGTGCCGTGGACTGGGACTACAAGCGGCTCGAGATCCCGGACGCGCTCAACCTGTCCCTGGCCTACGAGCAGTGGCTGGCGCACGAGAAGTCGATCGCGTCATGACCGGCCCCGAGCACTACCGCGAAGCCGAGCGGCTGGTTGACCTGGCTGACGAGCAGGCGCGCCACCTCAGTGCGGAGCAGCAGATGGTGTTGGTCAGCGCTGCGCAGACTCACGCCACCCTCGCGCTGGTGGCTGCGACTGTGGCACCTCGGTCCCTCGGTCCACAGGAGTCATGGGGTGGCCAGATGATCCTGGTATCGGGTGCGTGGGTCGGCGTTGGTGATCCTCATGCCTAATCCGATCCCGACATCAGCCCGAGAGCTGATCTACCAGCGGGACAGGGGACGGTGCGTACGGTGCGGGGCTCGGGGGTCGGCCCTGCACCACCGCCGCCGGCGTGCCATCTCCGACGAGCACACTCACTGCGCCTGCAACCTGGTGACGCTGTGCAATTCCTGTCACCCGGACGTCCACTCCCATCCGAGCGTGTCGAAGCCGACCGGCTTCATCGTGTCGGCGTGGAAGTGGCCGGGCCGGGAGAAGGTCAGCACGTTCCTGTACGGCTGGGCACAGCCGACCTGCGACGGCATGTGGCTGCTGATGTCGAAGTGCGAGGGGTGCGACAAGATCGCGGTCCTCGAAGGGGGCCGGTGCCGGGAGTGCCTGATCGCTGAGATGTGCTGCACCTCGGAGTTGCAGGCGGCACGGTCGGACTGCGGGTGCGGTGCTGCCGCTGCCCGCTGGCTGGACCGTCTGAACGAGAGGGTCGGCGATGCCTGACGGATGGATCCACCGGTGCATCGGCAGGTGGCTGGAGCGGTGGTTGCCGTGGGGTGAGGTGCGCTGTCCGTTCTGCGGGATGGAGCGCCCCGATGCCTGAGCGTCACACCAGACAGAACCGGATGGCGGGCAGTGTGCGTGGTCGCCACCGTCCGGTCAGAGGCGGAGCGAAGCAGGACCTGCCCACCATCTCGGCGGGTGGGTGTTGGTGCGGGCTGCCGCACAACCATGACTGGCCCGACAAGGACAAGGGTGCGCCGCACCCGAGAGAGGAGAGCACGGTGATCGTGGAGTCGATAGAGAGCCCGCAACTCACGATGCGGATGATGAGGAAGTTCCCGAACGGCGTCGCACGGATGGTGACGAAGCTGTGCAACGAGCACGGGATCAAGTGGAGGTTCACCAAGGATGGGAACCACGTCCTGCTGTACCCGCCGATGGCGATCGACGGGGATGCGAACTCGACCAGGCCGTTCAAGGTGGGGTCGCATCGTCCGGAGGCACAGGGGATCAAGTACCTGGAGACGTGGGTGGAGAACTACGTCCAGCCGTGGCTGCTCAAGCAGCAGGCCGAGGAGTTGGCACGCAAGGTGAACGACCCGACCAAGACGGTTCGGAAGCCCGCTCCCAGGCCGTCTCCGGCACCGGTGGCCCAGGAGCCCACGCCGCCGCCGCCGACGCCTCCTAGCCCCGCCCCTGCCACGCCTGCACCGACTCCTGATCCGGGTGGCACCGACCCGGTGCCGTTCACGGAGGGCGAGAAGATGCTGGCAGCCGGGATCGAGGGGGCACGGAAGGCTGGGCGCGAACTCGGACAGTTCGCAGCCGAGAGGAGAAAGGAAAGCAAGGGGTTGGCCGACAACGAGTTCGCCACCGACGAGGCACCTGACGGGTGGGTCGGGGTGAAGGACACCCGGGGCCAGGCCGCGAACTGGTGGAAGCGGCCCGGCAAGAACGAGTGGATGTGCAAGGACTGCGGGGAGATCTACACGCAGAACACCGGCCGTGGTGGTCACCAGCGCCTGCACAGCCAGGCCACCAAGGACTCGCTGCTCCGCATCCGCACCAAGACCCATCTGCTGGGAATCGCCCGCGACATGGGGATTGACCTGTCCGACGACAAGGTCAGCAAGCGGATCGCCAGGTTGGAGGCCGACCTGGCGAAGGTCACCCAGCAGCGTGACGACCTGCAAGCCAGGTACGACCTGATCAAGGAGGCGATGAAGGCATGACCCAGCAGTCGGCGCACGACGTACTGGAGGACATCAAGCGGGCGATGGGTTCGTGTGAGGTGCAGTTGTGCATCGTCCCGGTGCTCATCGGCCCACACAAGGAGGCGGTGAAGATCAGGGTCCGCAACGGTGCGGGCCGGTGGATCAACGTGGGACCGATGCTGTTCCCACCCGGTGGCGGCAGCACCACCGACACGGTGGCGATGCTGATGGAGTTCCGCGAGAAGCGGGGCGACGAGCACACGCTCGAACGAGAGGAAGGACGAACAGATGGATGAGAACAAAGTGACCGTCAGGTCACCCGAGGAGTACGACGCCCTGCTCGAGAAGGCGGCCGAGGCAGCGTGGCGCAGTCACTACAACTGGCCGCAGCAGCGGGCCTGGCCCGATCAAGCGACGGCTCCGGCGAAGTGGCGGAGAGTCGCGGAGACCGTGTTGAGCACTGTTGGGATTACCCGACCCGAGCCGACGCTGGGTGCGGTGGCGTGTCAGGCGTGGGGATCGGACCCGATCGGCACCGGTGGAGCCGCCCGGTGGGAGAAGGTGGCGGCTGCGGTGATCGACGCCTACGAGGGACGGGCTAGTAGCCGTCTCCCCACCTGACCGCACGACCCCGTGCCTCGTTCTCGGCACGAGTCCACGCCAGCACCCGCTTCGTGGGGTGGAGGCCCAGGCTGAGAGCAGTCGGAAGGAGCTGCTCCAGCCGGGCCTCGAAGTAGACACGCTGGAACTCGGCGTCGAGTTCCTTCTTGGCCTGCTCGGCCACACCGGACAGCCACAGCAGGCGTGCGATGGGGTCGTCGGGTGCTTCGTCGAGGTTCAGAATTGGGTTCGCCACATGCCCAACATACCGTTTTCTAGTAGAATGGAGGTAGAGAAAGGGGCCGTCGGAGTGTCGGTGGCGACCGGTAGTTTGACCCTGGGGTCAAGGACGATGAGGAGCAACCAGTGAGTGACGAGACAGACGTGAAGGGCAACCCGGAGATCGAAGGAACGGTCGTCGAGTTGGACAACTGGTACGGGCTGACACCCCGCCAGCGGAACGCCCTGCTGCGCCCGCTGAACCGCAGCCGGGTGGCGCACCGGCAGCAGTCCGGGAAGCAGTTGTCCTACCTGGAGGCGTGGGACGTGAAACGGTGCCTGATCCGAGTGTTCGGGTTCGGCGGCTTCGACTCCATCGTGGAGGGTGAGGAGTTCGTCGGCGAGTACCCGTACTCCGGCAGCAACGACACCCCGATGCTGGAACTGGTGTGGCGGGCGCGGGTCCGGCTCACCGTCAAGGACCAGAACGGCAACCCGCTCGCCACCTACGTCGAAGGGTCCGTCGGTTCAGCCACCGTCCGCGCCGACTCCGCAGCGAAGGGCGACGCCCACGACAACGCCCTCAAGACCGCCGCCTCCGACGCGCTCAAGCGGTGCGCCATCAACCTGGGCACCCAGTTCGGCCTGTCCCTCTACGACGACGGCAGCACGGCCGACGTGGTCGGCCGGGTCCTGGTCGGAGACACCGGCGCACCCGAGGTGATCCCCGAGGACACGAAGGCGGCGCTGGAGTCCAGTCTCGGAGCGAAGGAGATCGAGCACCAGACGGCCACCGAGATCGCTGGAGAGGTGGCCATCCAGGAAGTGAGCCACGGGTGAAGCACACCATCCGGCGCTCCTACCTGGTGCGGAGGGTCGACACCTACACGCTGGAGTCGGCGATGGTCACCGACGCCCAGCACGCCATCGACGAGCACCGTGACGAGTTCGACAACGAGGTGATGATGTTCGGCGAACTGGTCGACGAGCAGATCGAGCTCGTCGAGTACGACGAGTTGAAGCTGGAGGTCATCGACCGTGAGTCGGCGAAGGTGATCCCGTTCAAGCCGAGAGAGGGACAGAAGTCATGAGCCAGGGAGACATCCACACCATCGAGGCCGAGATGGGGCAGGTGGTCTACGAGTCGATCCAGAAGTACACGACGCTCGACGAGCGTGGGGCACAGTCCGCCCGGTACGAGGTGGGCGTCAGCGACCTCGGGTTCTGCTCCGAACGGACCCGGCGGATGCTCGCCCAGGAGGACCCCGAGGACACCGACTGGACGCTGGCGTTCATCGGCACCGCCATCGGTGACCACCTGGAGCGGGCCGTCAAGCAGTACGGCTGGCCGAGCGCCCTGATCCAGCCCAGTGTGGTGCTCCGGCTCACCTCCGACACCCACACCTACGACATCCCCGGCCACCCCGACATCGTGCTCCCCGACGGGATCCTCCTCGACGGCAAGACCAAGCGGGGCCTGTCGCTGGCCGAGCAGGCATGGAAGTCCAGCAGGCAGAACAGGTTCCAGCGCCACGGCTACGCCAAGGCGTGCCACGACGCAGGCATGTTCGACTGCCCCCTGGAGGATGTGCTGGTCGGCAACATCTACGTCGACCGTGCAGGCGACGACCGGAAGCCGCTGGTCCGGCTCGAGCCGTACGACCCGGACGTCATCTTCGAGATGACCGAATGGCTGGAGGAGGTCATCTACGACTTCACCCACAGTCAGACCTCGCGGAAGGAACCGCCTCGTGAGGTGTGCGCGGCGACCTGTGGGTTCTTCGCCACCTGCCGTGCGTTCGACACCGACGTCGAAGGGCTGCTCACCGACGAGGTGACACTGGAGGCGATCGGCCAGTACCGGCAGGGTCTGGAACTGGAGAAGGCAGGTGCCAGGTTGAAGGACCAGGCGAAGCCTGCGCTGGTCGGAACCGAAGGGTTCGCGCTGGTGAACGGCGAGCGGTTCGCGCTGCGCTGGGTCCATATCAACGAGGCTCCGGTCTCGTTCGTCCGGAAGGCGTCGGAGAAGATCGACCTCCGCAAGGTGAAGTGAGTTTGACCCCAGGGTCAAAGAGAGAGAGGACAGGAAGATGAACGACCAGGTTGCATCGGAGGCGGACGAGCTACGCGCCGCCACCAGGGAAGCGCACGAGGTGATGGGGGATCTGGCCCGCACCATGAAGCAGGCAGAGAAACTGCTGGCTGACATCGAGGGCAAGATCCCGGACCTCATCTCCGTCCAGATGGACGAGGTGATCGGCGAGGCAGTGAGGATCGGGCTGGAGCACTACTCGGAAGTGATCCAGAAGGCGATCGAGGACTCCACCGACGCCGTCTACTACAGGTTCGACACGATCCTGTCGATCCTCATGGGCACCGACGCGACGGGCAAGAAACGTGGGGAGTCGGTCCCGCAGATGCTGCAACGGGGTCAGTCGTCCGGGCTGTTCAAGCCGGACGTCGACCTGTCGGTGCTGAACCAGCCGCTCTCCAGGGAGGTGACTGACGCATGATCTGGCTGACCGAAGCCGAGAAGATCTCCCTCCTCGACGCACTCGCGTCTCCGGGCTATAAGCGCGACTGGTACGTGGTCGACGCTGCGACCGAGATCGTCACCACCCGCCTCGCTGCTGTCGAGGCCGAGCGTGACGACGCCCGGGCGCGGCTGGCGGAGGTGCGGGCGCTGGCGGCGCGGTTGGAACGGCCCCTAGCCGGTCTGCGACAGCGAGCGAACACGAACGAGGACTTCGCCGAGGCCGCGCTGATGGAGAGCGAGCGACGCAGCATCGCCGGTCGCCTCCGCGCCGTCCTCGACGCCCCTGCACGGGACGAGGGAACGCCCTGCGCGAAGCATCGGGCGCGTGGTGTCAACCCGACGTGTGGCGACTGCGACCAGGCCCCTGCGCGGGACGAGAGCGAGGGGGCGAAGTGATGGCCGACACCGCCGAGAAAGACGGGACTCCCTGGCACGAGTTCACCGAGGACGTAGCCGACGGGTCCATGTGCATCTGTGGGGTTCCGGCGCTCACTCACGCCCAAGTGTTCCCGCCGCGCGACACCGCCGAAAGTGACGCGGGTCGTCCCGTGGTCATCGACATCACGGGAGGGCCGCTCAGCCCCGAGGAACGGGCGATCCACGCTAAGTACCAGAGCGATGACCCTCACGCCGACTACTACGACCCCTGCATCATTCCGCCCGAACAGAGCGAGGGGTCGTGAGCAGCCGTCACGCCGGGATCTACGGCCTCTGCGAGGAGGCTCACGTCTGCCCCACCCACGAGGGCACCGACGTCCGTTGTGGTGAGGTCTTCGACGACCCGTTCTGCGGACAGGTGTCGTGCTCCCACCCCGAACCGACCGATGAGGAAGGAACATCATGACCGAGAGAACCAACCAGCAGTCCGGCAGGTTCGACGCCACCGCCAACGAGCAGGCGTCGATGCTCGCCCAGTTCCAGCACACCTGCACCAACGGCGGGATCACCGAAGCCGCCAAGATCCGCCAGGCCGACATCCCCGGATGGGGGTTCACCGGCGGTGAGACCAAGTACCTGTGGGACCGGGTCCACTGGTCGAAGATCGCTGCCGACGAGGTCGTGATCCCAACCCCCCACTGGACCCGTGGCAAGGTCCACCGCACCGACGTGCGGATCCCGTGGGGTGTGGTGAAGAACAAGGACACCGACAGGATCGAGTTCCACCCGATCTGCCACTTCCCTGCCCACCGGTCCGGGAGGCCGGCGAACCTCGCTGCCCTGCGGGGGCTCGAGAAGGCACTGGCCCCGATCATCGCCGAGTACAAGCCGGACGTGTCGACGCTGGGTGCCGACTTCAACCGCCGGCTCACCTCGGCGCGTGAGGCGAACCTGATCAACTCGTGCGTGGAGGGACTGGGGATGCACCTGGTGGTGCCCCCGAAGGCGACGCACCTGCTGTTCACGATCGACGGATGGTGCACCACCGCCGACCTGCACGACGAGGAGATGCTGAACCGGAAGAAGGGTTACGACCACCGTGGCGCAACCCTGATCACCTGTGGGTGCTGAGCCATGAGAATCCTTGTGACCGGGTCCCGCAACTGGCTGGACCGTGACCTGCTGAACCAGACGCTCGACGGCATCATCGACGAGTTCGTCACCACCGACCGGCAGCGGTTCCTCACCGAGGGCGTGACGCTGGTGTCCGGGCGCTGCTCGTCGGGCGCCGACAAGATGGCCGAGGAGTGGGCGGCGGGGATCTTCTTCGTCGACGTCGAGCCGCACCCTGCGGACTGGGACTTCTACGGCAAGCGTGCCGGGTTCGTCCGGAACACCGAGATGGTCGACGCCGGTGCCGACGTGTGCGCTGCGTTCGTGATGCCCTGCGACAAGCCGACCTGCCCGAGGAAGGGTGAGCACGGGTCGCACGGTGCCACCCACTGCTCGGACCTGGCAGCCAACCGGGGGATCGACACCCGCCGTCTGAACAAGGTGCTGGTGTGAGCGCCGACGTGCTCCTGGTCCCTGTCGACGGACTGATGGAGTGGTTCGTCTACGACGTCGACCCGCAGGAGATCCTCAAGCAGCACACCTCGGCGCAGGTCTGCCGGATCGAGCTGAACACCGACAACCAGCCGAGGGGCGAGGTGATCTTCGGCTACAACGACACCGTCAAGAACGAGCGGGCCACGGCCATAACCGGACTGGTGTGTGGCTCGTTCGTACTGGTGACCGGACCCGCCGTGTTCTACGGCCTCGACGAGGGTGTGGTCGGGCAGATCATGAGAGAGGTGGCCTGATGGCTGGCCACAAGCCGGTAGTGGTGACAGACAATGCCGACCGGTTCTTCGGGAAGTGCAACTGCGGGTGGAACTCAGGGCTGACCCGCCGGTTGCAGAGGTGGCAGGCAGAAGACGACGTCCGCGAGCATGAGCGCAACGTCGAGCTCGCCGTAGCCAACCTTCGGCGTGGTCGCGGATCGTTGAGGACCGACCGCGACCACGCCGCTCAGATGCTGGAGGACCCGAACGTCTCGGCGAAGGACAAGCGGGTCTGGCAGATCATCTTCGACGGAGCCGACCAGCGTCTGAACGACCACACAGCCGACGACGGTGACGGACTGTGGTGACCGGTCCCCGGTTTCGAGCCCGTGACGGGATACGCTGAGCCCCGACCGCACGAACAGGAGCAACCCATGGGCCACCTCGTACACGCAGCCAGCCAGTTGATCACCGAGGTCGGCGACCTCGTGAAGGACGCCAAGGTCGAGACCCTCCCCGAGGAGGACGGGCTCGGCTTCAACCGTTCGATCCGCTTCGACCTCGACACCTCCAAGTCCCTGCCGGACGAGGTGGTGCAGGCGCTGGAGAGCGACGACCGGATCGAGTCGATCGTGAAGTCCAACAAGGGCGTCCGGGTGACGTTCGTCCCCGACCCTCGTGCCGACTCCGCCGCGCCGTTCGGTGTTGCCGAGGGTGCGGCGGTACTGAGCGAAGGCTGAACACCCCTGCCATGGGGGGAGGGCGTGTGCCGCCGCAGCTACGAAGGCATCGGGCAACCCGGCTGGACACGCTGTACCTCCTGGGCCTGATCCTGCTGTCCACGACCGGGCAGATCATCTCTGGCACGTTCAGCCAGGCGATCACCACCACCGTCCCGCTGTGGATGGCGTACACCTCCTCCGCCCTGCTGGCCCTGGGCGCTGCGATCACGCTGCTCGGGTCCATGTGGCGGGGCAGCAACCTGACCGCCCTCCAGATCGAGCAGATCGGCCGGGCCACCCTGTCCTTCCCCGCTGTCGGGTACGCCGCAGCGATCCTCTACTACGCCCAACTGCACGCCGGGATCACCTCGGCCCTGCTGATCTGGCTCGGCGTCTCCTGCATGTTGCGGGCCAGGGAGATCCACTTCGGGATCAAGGCGTACTACGAGGCGCTGCTCGGGATGGAGACGGACCAGGGGGACGGTGAGACGGTGTGACTTCTCTGGTCTCGGGGATCAACCTGTCCACGTTCCAGGTTATCTTCGGTCTTCTCGCCGCACTCGGTGGTCTAGCCGGTGCGGCGTCGCTCGTCTCCTCGGTCTCCCAGCGGGTGAAGATCAACGCGGAGGCGAAGCGGATCGGCGTGGACGCCGACATGGTGATGTCGGACAAGGCCCTGGAGATGTACGCGCTGGCCCGTTCGGAGGCCCAGGAGGCGAAGTCCGAGGCGGCCGGCGCACGCATGGACTCGAGGAACTGCTGGCTCCTGGTGGACGCTCTCCGGGACCACGTCGATCGTCTTTCCAGGATGATGCGTGATAATGGCATGAAGCCCCCACGGTTTCGAGCCCCGGATCTCGTGGTGGACGAGGACGATGAGTCGTGAGCCCCAACGACCTGAGTAGAGCACTTCACCGCCGGTCACTGTCTGATCGGTTCCTCCTCGGCGGGCTCTGCCTGCTGCTGTTCGGACTGCTCGGGCTGGCCGTGGTGCAGGGTGCCAACGCCCACTCCGACCGGGGCCAGGGTGCGTCGATCACCGAGATCCGCGACGAGATCATCGAGCTGTGCTCCTCGGGTGCGATCGACTGCACCGGCACCTCCGACCTCCCACCTCCGAAGGACGGTGCGTCGGGCACCGGGATCAGGTCGGTGACCTGCACACCGCAGGGGAAGTTCCGGTTCGTGTTCACCACCGGACGGGTGTCGCTGGTCGGGAAGTGTCTGGCGAAGGACGGGGCACGGGGTCCGGAGGGCAGGCCGGGGATCGCCATTCGTGGCCCCCGTGGGGAGACCGGGTTCGTCAGTGAGGACCAGGTCCGGCGGGTCGCTGCCAGCGTGCTGGCGGGGTACTGCGCCGCCCACAACCAGTGCAAGGGGCCGAAGGGCGACACCGGCAAGCAGGGCAGGCAGGGGCCGAAGGGGCCGAAGGGCGACAAGGGCGACCCTGGGAATGACCACGGCGGCGGGCACGGCCCCGGCCTGGACGAGGACGAGATCCACCGGCTGCTGTGCCTGGTGGTGCCCTGCCGTCAGTAGATGTAGGCGGTGACCTGACCGGTGATCGCCTGGCTGCCGTACGCCGTGCCGTCGTCGAGGCGGTAGGCGATCGCCGAGATGTGGTCGATGTTGTTGAACAGCATCGCCTTGAACGGGACCAGCCCGGTCTCCTGGAAGTGGCAGACCAGCACGCCCGCCTTCCCCGCCAGGTCGGTGGACGTCAGCACGTCGAACTGGCCGGTGGCGCTGGTGGTGACGTTGATGTTCCGGGTGACCAGGGTGACCTTGGTGCCGGTGACGTACGGCCCGGAGAGCTGGAACATGGCGGCACCGAAGTCGCGGGCCACGCCGTTGGTGACCGGCAGCCACTGGGTGCCGGTCCAGTAGTCCTGCTGGCCCGGGTTGGTGTCGAGCATCGTCACCGAGTTCAGGACCGGAGTGTCCACGGATGCGTCACGGGCGACGGCGGTGCCGAACCTGCGGATTAGCGAGGTGCGTCCGGTGGGGGTGAGGCCGAGCCCGGCGGCGACGGTCTGGAGGAACCCGTCCGGGTCCTCGACGATCGCCAGCGGTGAGCCGCCGGAGCCGTCTCCGGTCATGGAGGTGTCGTGCTGCACCGACCCGGAGGCTGCGGTGGTGGGGGCACGCGGCGTCCACTTCGAGGTGGCGCTGTCCCAGCCGAGCACCTGGGTGTTGGTGGGCGCCGGGGCGTTGACGTCGGGCAGGTCGTCGAGCTTCGCCGTGGTGGCGAACCCGACCTGGAGAGTCCACGGGGAGGCGACGGTGCCGGTTCCGCCGAGCGACAGGTTGAACACGGAGTTGTCGGCGACCTCCAGGTCGACGTCCCCGGACACCACGAACGGGTCCTGGCTGGTTCCGATGCCGGTGATCAGGACGTGGTTGGCGCCCTGGATCAGACATCCACAGGTTGCGCCTCCGCAGCAGCGTGCCATCTACCTCACCTCACCAGACCGCGACCGAGCAGTAGCCGGCGCCGCCAGCGCCACCGGCCCCGGAGTTGAAGCCGTTCTCGGAGGCCGCTCCGCCTCCGCCACCTCCGCCACGGATCCCTGCGCCGCCGTTGCCGCCGACGATCGAGGAGCCGTTTCCACCGCCACCGCCGCCGGTGCCGCCGCAGATGTTGTTACCGGGTGCTTGTCCGCCGCCGCCTGCGCCGCCGTTGCCACGGATCCCACCGGCGAGCAGGAAGGTCTTGTTGTCGCCGCCGAACCCGCCGACGCCGCCCGGTCCACCGCCGGTGATGATCCAGGATCCGGCCCCACCTCCGCTGGCTCCGTACGACGCGACAGCGGGAGCGTCGAGAGGGATCGAGAACGACACCGGGGTGCTCGCTCCGCCCGCTCCGCCGGAGTACATGGCGACCCCGCCGACTGCTGCGTTCGTGTCGGAGGTGCTGCCGCCCTGGCCGCCAGCGCCGCCGTTGGCGTTCAGCAGTCCACCGAATACGGTCGCTGTCCCTGCTGTGCCGAACGTGCCGTTGGTGCTGTTGACGGTGGCGTTCGCTCCGCCGTTCCCGCCGGTGCCGACAGTGACAGCCACCGAGGCGGGCAGGTCGGTGATGTAGAAGTCGGCGATCGCGCACGACCCTCCGCCTCCGCCGCCCCCGCCGGAGTTGTTGGTCCCGGCGACACCACGTCGCCCGCCTCCGCCGCCACCGCCGCCTCCGATGCAGGTGACGTGGGCGACCGACTTGCCGGTCGGGCGGGTCCAGGTGCCGGAGACAGTGAAGGTGGTGACCGAGACGCTGGGGATGGTGAGGGTGGCGACAGCAGTGAGGACCGTCGGGTCCTCGGTCGTGCCCGCACCGGACAGGGTCAGGTCGACGGAGGCCGAGTCGGCGACGATGAAGTCCAGCTCCTGCGTGGAGGAGACGACGTAGGGGTTGGTGCGGGACCCGACCCCGGTGACCGCGATCCCCTCACCGGCGGTGATGGTGCAGGCGCAGTTCTCGCTGGCGCATCCACAACGCTTCGCCATGCCTACCTCCGGGTTCACACCGTCTGGGCTCCGGGCCTACTTTGACCACTGGTCAAAGTCGCCTGGCCGTCCTGCCGTGGCTCACCCTAGGCCATCAGATGGCCGTCCAGGTGGAGTACACCCGAGTCGAGCCGGTCGGAGTGACGAAGCCACGCTGGAACGAGGTGCCCGGGACGGCGGTGGAGAGGTTGATGCTGGTCACCTGCTGGATCCCCCAGCCGTCGAGGTTCGCCACCGCGTACCCGATCCACGCCTTCAACGGGTCCGGCGAGTGCAGCGACCCGACGTCGGAGTAGAAGTACCCGTTGAACACCACCTTGTCGTCGTTCCAGTCGGTGATCTTGGTGGCACGGGGGCCGATGCCGGGGCCTTGCAGTCCGTGGACGTGCTGGGGTCGGCGCTCCTGGCTGGTCATGCGGCGCTCGACGTCACGCATCCAGTCGTTGAAGTCGACTCTGTTGCGGCCGGTGCTGGTCATACCGCTGCCTCCTGTGCAGCCGACTCGGCGTCGGGGTCCTGGCCCTGGTTGGGGGCCGGGCTCATCGTCACCCGTACCTGCTCCTTGCCCGCCTCCTCGATCACCTGGACCATGTCCAGCTTCTGCCACTGGCTGATCTCGATCACGGTGCCCTGGGCGCGCAGCGGGATCCAGACGCCGGGCACGAGCTGGTTGATCCCGACCGGGGTCTCCGGCACCAGCATCGAGTTGTCGGGGACCCGGACGATGTAGGGCGCCGGGTAGCGGGAGGCGATGCCGCGCTTCGCCTGCTCCAGCAGCACCTTCACCACCGCCTCCTGCTGGGCGGGGGTCATGGTGGCGGCGTCGGTGGCAGCGTTCTCGTTGAACGCCGACACCAGGATCTCGACCCCGCCGTACGGGGAGTCCTCGTGCTCGACGGCAGCGTAGAGCCCGGCGTTGTTGGTGACCGCGTAGTAGTCGGCGAGCAGCATCCCGTACTCGGTGATCTTCGGGGGGTCGTCGAAGTATTCGGACCGGAACTCCGGCAGCCTGCCGATCGGGCGGTGGGTGTCGTTGAGGATGATCCGCCGGCCGATGGTGGAGTAGTCGAGCCCGGCGTTGGCAGCCAGGTCGTCCAGCTCCTCCCACGCCGTCTTGGCGAAGTCGGGCTGGGTGCGGGACTCGCGGGCGTCGTCGGGGAACGTGAACAGGGTGACGTAGGGCAGCACGTTCGGGTCGTTGCGGGCCAGAGCGTCGGCGATCAGCAGGCCACCGCGCTCGACCACGGTGAGCAACCCCTCCTCGACGCCGTTGACGGTGTGGAAGGCGTCGTTGTAGCCCTGCCGCATGATCCGCCGGTAGACGTAGCCCATCACGTCCTTGGCCTCGATGGTGAACCCTTCGGTGGAGTCCTCGATCAGGGTGATCGGCCCCTCCATCACGCGCTCTCCGTCACGGAACACGACGAGCTCGTGGATCCAGGTGTGGGTGTCGGCGAGCAGGGCACCGCAGTCGTCGCCGAACCCGTTGGTGGTGATGATCATGTTGCCCAGGTCGTCACGCTTGCGGGTCCACTGCACCTTCGACAGCGGGGTGATCTCACCTCGGGGGACGATCCCGCCCCGGTCGTAGACGAACACCCGATGGGTGCCGCAGCCGAGGACGCCCTGGTCCTCGGTGAGGTCGAAGGTGACCGGACCGGACAGGGAGCCGAGCCCGCCATGGGTGACGAACCGCTCGGAGTCCGACCAGTCCGACGGGTTCGGGTCGGTGGAGTGGTAGGTCCGCATCTGCCACTCGTAGTGGAGGCCGGGAACGAACGTGTCCTCGGGCACCGTCCAGGACCGGTCGCCTCCGGGCTCGGTGGTGTCGCCGAGCACCGTCACCCAGTCGGTGGTGCCGACCACCCGGAACCGGTAGTCGGCCTTGGTCTGGGTGACACCGGCGGTGGGGTCCCGGAAGTTCCACTGGAGCACCAGCGGGACGGTGACGTCGACCGCACGCATCCCGGTCGGGTACAGCAGCTTCGGCGGGTTGGCGTTGCCGAGGGAGAAGAACGAGCGGGGTGGTGCCCAGGGACCCCAGGCGTTCTGCCCGTCTCGGGTGCGCACCGTCCAGTCGTAGTAGACGCCGGACTTGAAGGTGCCGGGGTCGGCGGTGAAGTTGTCGAACGTGGTCCGCTTGCCGTGGGTGACCCAGGCTGCGGGCGGGTCATCGGCGGTCGCCGCCCGGCGCCACCGGATCTGGAACTCGGCCTGGCCGTCGCCGCTGTCCGGGTCGTGGTGCGCCCAGTCGAAGGTGACGGTGTCGGTGTCGAGGACCACGGCGTTGTCGCTGGGGGACTGGAGGTCCGGCTCGAGCGGGGGACGGTTGGTCCAGAAGTTGGCGCCGTTGTAGTTGCCGGAGTCCAGGCCCTTGGCGTCCTCGGCGTAGATGCGGAGGAAGTAGTGGGTGTTGGTGGACAGTCCGGTCAGCACCACCTCGGCCCGCTTGCCGGACTCGACCAGGTCGGAGCGGACGACGGCGGTGTTGGTGAACCTGCTCGACGCCGAGTAGCGGACCAGCAGCCGTACCTTCTGGTGCTTCTGGGTGGCCGGGTCGCCCGGCTTGTCGGGGTCCACGGTGGTGGAGTCGGAGTCCCGTACCACGGCGGAGACGGTGACCCTGCCGGTGGACTTGGTGGACAGCCCGTCGGCCTCCGGCTTGCCGTCGATCCGCACCTCCGACGGTGAGCCGGGAGGCTGGTTCGCGGGAGCCGGGGACACCCAGGAGACGACGATGACGGCGTCGCCGGTGGTGCCGCCGCCCTGGTCGGAGGCAACGCCGGTGAACAGCCCGCCCGTGTAGTTGGAGCCGCCCGCTCCGCCGCCGCCAGGGGTGATGCCGATCAGTGCAGCCGCCCCGCCGCCACCGGCGTGGTAGCCGCCACCTCCACCGCCGCCGCCGTGGGTGTTCTGGCTGGGCCACTCGCCGCCCTTGCCGCCTCGGGTGAGGGTGGTGTCGGTGGCGTTCCCGCCGGACAGGCTGGCGTCCGCTCCGGACACGCCGCCGTTGCCGCCCTGGGTCTGGGTGCCACCGGTGGCGTTGCCGACCTGTCCGGTCCCGGCGTTGCCGAGCGAGCCGTGCAGACCGGTGGCCGCGCCGCCGTGCCCGCCCTCGCCGCTGTCGCCGGACGACCCGCCTGCCCCACCGGCGACCGCCTTGATCGAGCCGTCGCTGGAGTTCAGCCGGACCGCAGCCGCTCCGCCACCGCCTCTGCCGCCGTTGCGGCCGGTGGAGCCGTCACCCCCGGCCCCGCCCCCTCCGGCCGCCGTAGCCCCTCCGTTGCGCCCAGAAGCAGCCTTCCCGGCCTCGCCGACCAGCAGATACAGCACGTCGGTCTTCTTGACCTTGAGCTGTCCCCGGACCCGGCCACCGTGAGCCGCCCCGGAGCCCGCCCCCTTGAGGTCAAGGGTGACCCGGTCGATGCCGTCGGGTACGGCGAACGTCTGCCACCCGCCCTGGGCGGTGAAGGTGCGTGACGGCATCAGGCTGCCCGGCTGAACAGGGACAGGTCGAAGACCGGCGGGGCCTGGGTCTGCGGCAGGTCCAGGGTGACGATGTAGCCCATCCCGCAGGTCAGCACCGGCCACTCGAACGGGGTGCCGTCGGTGGCGAAGACGACAGCGTCGGCACGGCGGCGACGCTGGCTGGCGTCGAGCACGTACACCTGGCGCTCGGAGGTGTCGAAGATCAGGCTCGAGCCCTGCGGCACGTAGGAGACCACGATGTCCCCGCAGAACGCGCACGGGTCGTCGGAGATGTCGCCGTCTCCGTCGACGTCGGCATAGAAGCGGAGCCGCATGTTCCGCACGTCGGTGTCCCTGGCGTGGATGGCGAACTTCGGGACCACCTCACCCCACAGCGGGATGTAGGTGTTGGGGATGGTGATCTGCCGGCGCCGCCAGTTCTTCGGCGGGTCGTAGCAGCCGAGCGGGACCGACGGCGGCAGCGGCGGGGGGATCAGGGCCGGGCACAGCGGGTCCTGGATCGGGGAGAACACCGGCTCGGCGCACGCGGTCTCGTCGAAGATCGAGCCGTCCAGGTCGAGGAACCCTCCGTCGGGGACCACGCCCCCCACCCAGGGGACAGTGACCGCAGGGTCGAGGAAGCCTTCGATCACACCCACCTCGGCGCCGTACTGCCAGGGCTCACCGGCGACAGCGGTGAAGGTGACCGTCCACACCGCGCCCCCGTCGGAGGTGGTGCGCTTGGCGGTGACGGTGGGTCCGGCGTTGAACACCACCTTGTGCAACGAGCGCAGCAGCGGAGGCAGGCAGTCCTCTGGGGAGTTGTCGGTGACGATCACCACGCCCGGAGTGGAGGTGCCCTCACTGGTCGGGGTGCCGCCGTCCACGTCGGTGGTGATGACCCCGTCGTCGTTGGCGATGCCGCCGTCGTAGTCGGGGCCGGTGCCGCCGGTCGAAGGGGTGCCGTCGTCGATGTCCAGCGGCGGGGCCAGCAGCCCATCGACGACGGTGACCTGGACGCCGGTCACGTCGACGTGAGGCTCGGAGTCCAGGAAGCACAGGTCGTCGCCGGAGCAGTCCTGCGTGGATGCCCCACCACAGGGTCCCGACAGGAGCGCCTGCTTGAGCCAGCGCAGCCCGTAGGAGACGGCCGCGTCGTCCTCGCCGATCAGCACCGTGTTGAACACCATCGTCTTGGTGCCGTGTCGCAGACGACCCGGGTTGCCGCCGTCACGGATCGACTCAGTCACCGTGGAGGAGCGGGACGAGTCGTCGATGCCGGTGACCTCGAGCGGGTACACGCCGTAGAAGCCGTACGACTCGGGGAAGTCGGGGTCCGACCAGGGCGCCTCGTCGACCAGCGGCGAGATGTAGGAGTCGCCCAGCACCGGGCCGAGCGAGTCGTTCTTGAACACCGGGATGAACCAGCCCAGGTTCGCGCCCGTCGCGTAGCACTCGGTGCGGGCGGCGTTGATGATCTCGTTGCCCGCGTAGGAGAACCATCCGTCCCATGCCATGACTGCCTCCTAGTACCCGGTCGCCACGAGCTGATTGACGACTTCGTGCGCCACCGCAGCCGGGTCCTCGGTGGGCGTGATGATGGTGAACTCGGCGTTGACGGTGCGACCCCGGTTGTTCGGCATCGGCGTGACACCCACTGTCGAGAGACCTTGTGCGATGGCCGACAGCATCCGCACACTCGGGTCCACCTCAGACAGCGGGCGGTCGAGCGGCACCAGCGCCTCCTTCCCGGCCTCGCCGAACACGCCGATCGTCGCCTTGTCGAACACACCTCCGGCTGCATGGTGCCCGAAGGTTGCCAGCGGTCCGACCAGGGCCTTGATCGGGTCGGGCGCGTCGGTGACGACGTGGACCACGACGGTTCCGATGGCCGCTGCGATCCGGGCGCCGAGGCCCGCGAACATATCGACGATCTGCTGGGGCACGTCGCTGATCCGGGACAGAATCTCCGCCGCCCAGTTCGAGGCCGCAACGCCCCAGCCGCCAATGCTCTGGAGCCGTCCAGGCAGTGAGGCGAAGATCGACCGGATCCGGTCCGGGACGTTGTTGATGTTGTTGAACAGGGACCGGCCCCACGAACTGGCCGCAGCAGCCCAACCGCCGATCTGCTGGAGCCTGCCGGGGAGCTGGGAGAACTGGTTGAACATGCGGTTGGCGATCCCGGAGGCGAAGCCCGGCAGCGCCCGGAGGGGCCGCTGGATGACGTCGGGCAGGCTGTCGAAGATTCCCCTCACGCCCGTGCGGAAGCCACGGAACCTGTCGAGCACGTTGGGGATCCACTTGACCAGGCCGGTCGGGTTGATCTGGAAGGCGTTGTCGGGGGAGTTGCCGAACAGTCCGCCGACGGCTCCCCTGAGCCCACTGAACAGCCTGCCGAAGTCGGGCATGTTGATGTGGAACGAGCGGTCCTTGGAGAGGAAGTCGCCGATGCTCTGGAGGATGCCCCACACGTCGATGATCGGGGTCTTCACCTTGTTGAACGCCTCGACCAGACCGGAGAACCCGGCGAACCCGGAGATGGCCTCCAGGGCAGGCGCGATCTTGCCGAGTGCGGCAACGGTGTCGAGGATCACCTTGAGGTTGGCCCGGGTGGTCGGGTCGTCCAGGGCGGCAGCGATGTCACCGATGGCGACCGCGACGTCACCGATGTCCTTGGCGACGTTCTCGCCGTTCTTGAAGAACTCGCCGAGCGCGTCGGGGTGCTTGTCGAGGAACCGGTCGAACGTGTTCAGGTTATCGGCCATCGACTGGAAGATGTTGTCCCCGGCCTGCTTGCCGCTGGTGCTGAACAGCAGGTCGCCGAGCACCCGGAACGCGGCACCCAGGAAGTTGCCGATCGCCTTCGCCGAGTCGGCCGCGTCGCGGAGGAAGTCCTGCACCTTCTTCGGGTTCGAGGTGATGAAGTTCTGGAACTCGCCAGTGATGTCGTCCAGCCAGCCCAGGAACTCGCGGGCCAGCGGGATCGAGTCGGTGAAGATCGCCAGCATGGTGCGGGTCAGGTTGCCGCCGATGTGACCGATCGTCTCCAGGGCGTCGGGGATGAACTTGGTGAACTGGTTGGTGAACCGGCGGAAGGTGGGGGACTCCAGACCGCTGGCGATCTGGTCGGCGATGGTGCCCAGCCCCTCACCGAACGCCTCGACCAGAGGGTTGAGCTGACGCAGGCTGCCTGCCACGTCCTTGAGGTCGGCGTCGAAGGTCTGCATGAAGCCCTCACGGGCGGTGTCGCCCAGCGACTTGAGCTCGTTCTTGAAGGGCCTGATCGCGTGCAGCAGAGCGACGCTGGTCTGCTTGTCCATCGTCTTGAACGCCAGGATCGCCACACCCAGCGCGCCACCGAGCGCCACCACCACCGGGGTCAGGGCGGCGATGGCGCCGACCAGGGCGAACGAGATGGTGGAGGCCAGCGCGATGATCGCAGCGATGATCCCGGACACCAGGGCGGAGACGATGCCGAGCACCGAGATGATGCCCCCGATGGCGACCACCAGCAGAGGCAGCGAGATCAGTCCGGACGACACCATCTCCGACAGCGCCGTCGAGGAGCCCTCGGCGTCCTTCGCCATCGTGGTGAACCCGGCCTTGAGGGAGGCGAACGCCGTCTCCCCGGCCTCCCGTGCAGCCTTGAACCCGGAGGTGAACTCGCCCAGGTTGCCGAGGATCCGGGGCAGGATCCCGATCACCCTGACACCGTTGGCGATGAACGACCCGAAGAAGTTCAGCAGCTCCGACCGGCTGCCCTTGCCGAAGGCGGACCCGATCCCATCGGCCATGTGGTCGATGGTCTGCGACATCCGGATGAAGACGTGCCGGTCCTTGTCGACCTGCGACCCGGTCTTCTTCGACTCGGTGCGCATGTTGAACAGCGCCCTCGCCACCTCGGTGACCGGGCGCTGCATCCCCTCCAGGGTCCGGCGCAGCGCCTCCAGGTTGTTGACGTTGTCGCGGCTGACGCGGCGGGACACCTGCTCGGCCTCGTCCATGGACCGCTTGAAGTCCCGCTCGAACTTGAGCATGTCCTCGCGTGCCTTGTTGGCGGCAGCGGACTCGGCCCGCACGGCCTTGTCGACGTTCCGGTTGATCCTGGCCACGATGTTCTCGACGTCGTTGGCGAGCCCCTCGATGGAGCCGGACCGCAGGAACCGCTCCCGCATGGAGTCGGCCTCACGCTGGCCCATCGTCCCGAACCTGGCCACCAGGTTGCGCTCGAGCTTCTTGAACGCAGGCCCGTTGATCACGCGCTGGACCTGCTCGTCGTTGATCAGCGCCTTGTTGAAGGCGTCGTCGAGGCGTCGGCCGAACTCGTCGTGGTCGAAGTTCTCGACCTCCTCGGTGAACGCCTTCTTGTACCGCTTCGCGCTGGCCGA